GTAAATGAGAAAATTCACTACAGTGGAAATTGGATGGAAAGTAATGATGATTTGCCATTTTTTACTCCGCACTATGCTAAGTTTCAATTAGTATTCACTGAGATAAGTAAATCTTATACTGCTACAAACTTTGCAGTTGGTGACTTTGATGGTGATGGTGTTCAAGATATAATAATTGTAACTAATCCTAAACAACCTGGTGTTTCATGGGAATTCGTTGGACCTGGTTGCGATACTTCGGTAGGAGCCTGTTATTCAAAGCAAGGTTCAATTAGTATGTTTTTCATTGACAAAACACCAGCAAAACTGAGAGACGGAGTATACACGGATGCGATGTACCATGCAATTGATGTATCTGGTTTACTCGCAACTGATAATCCTATAGAGATGGATGGAATAGCCACAACTGACACACACGTTGCTGACTTTAATGGTGATGGTAAGTTAGATATATTTGCTACTGACACAGGAACTGTTGATGGTAGTTTTGCAGGTAAGAATGACCTATACTTTTTATCAAACGAAGGTCCAGGTTGGACAGAGTCCACCCCCACTCATATTACTGGATTTGGAGTTAAGAGAGGATGGGGTTTAATTAACTTTTCTCACGGCTCAACAATTGGTGATATAGATGGTGACGGTGATATTGATATTGTCGTAACGAGTGTTGACTGGCATCATTCTAAACGTGGTGAAATATTATGTTACATCAATAATGGTTCTGGTCACATGAAAGTTCGTAAATGTGGTACTCAATGGGGTAAAACTGCCGCACTTGGTGATATGGATGGTGACGGTGATTTAGACCTAGTATGGGGTTCAGAGACCATGCCTTCAATTAAAATGTGGAACAGATATGATGTCGTGTCAGGTTGTGATAGAGGAAAATCAACTAAGAAATGTACTGGTGCATTCAATGGTATTCTGTTAAATGATGGTAAGGGCAATTTCAAAGAACGTTATGTTGAATTTGAAGATGCTAAGAGTAGTACAGGTTTTTATTATTACTCAGTTCCATCAGCAAGAGTTTCTGACTTAGATGGTGACGGTGACTTAGATGTTGTAAGAATGCACGTTGGTCATGTTTATGCCGGTGCAGGTATGACTATCGAAGAAAATCTAGGTAACGGAAAATTCAAAACTGCTTATAGTTTAGAGTTTTGTAAGACACCGACATCTAAAGACAGATGGCCAACACAAGAAGGAAACTTACTCAACTGTTGGGCTAGTGACTTTAAGTTTGGCGATTTCAATAAAGATGGACTAGTTGATATTTACATAGATGGTCATAATGCTAACAAAAGTGAAGTTGTGAAAGATGGAGCAATTCTTCTTAGTAACGGTAAGTTTAATTATGATATTAAGTTGCCATCACCAGTTAGACATCCTGGCGGTTATGATACTATTTCAGAAGACTATCCATTGTCTGAGTTGAAAATTCTTAAGAAGAATTATGCGGCCAAGATGGCATCTTCTAAAACACAAACTCAGGAAGAAGTAGAAGCCGAGATTGCGGCTTTTGAAGCCGAGTTAGATGCAATGATAGTTAAGTAATAGTTTCTAACTGTTAAATTAAAGCCCTCTTTATGAGGGCTTTTTTATTGGTACCAATTAATTGTTTTTGGATATAGTATGTTGTCTACTAGATATTTGTTACCTTCTCTACTCCAGTGTCTATCTGTCTGACTTACATAAAACTCTTGTTTATCACTTTTTGAGTATTCATCGTGTATTATAAATTTTTCATCTTCTAACTTTTTAATCTCGTTCATTTCTTCATCTGATACACGTTCATGTGTTGTATAAAAAGACATAACATTAAAGTTGTGAAGTTGACTAAGAGTTTTAAGATGTTGCATAGTATGATTAACTTTTACAATAGTTTGAAATTCTTGAACTGCAACTAATTTATTTAAACTCTTAGCAAGAAATATTTCATCACCTACTGTGTTTTCTGGCTTTGGAACATTTTCTTTACCAGGTATATAATTATATGTGTGTTCCTCGTCTATCCAATATTGTACTCTTGCCTTAGATGTTATTCCAAAATAGACTGAATGTATCTTATCACTATACGAGTTACACCATTGTTGTAGAACTAACAATGAAGAATCAAGACTACCACCTGGTATTCCAATATTAAATATACCATATTCGTCAGACTTTTCTAATTTAGTTCCAAATTGAGAAGACATAGTATCGTTGGCGTTAATGCCAGAACCATACACAAAACTGTCTCCTACAAACACTATATGCTTCTTTTGTAGTTCTTCTTTGTTTAATATACTACGAAGTTCAAGTGGTGTTGGAAAGAATTTGTAGTGGTCTATCAAATCTTGTGCTTTTGCTACTGAACTGTACTTTTTCATACATGTATTTATATGATAAATATAATTATATACAGAGTTAATAAAAGGTAGATATTATATGCATATTCGTAAACTTGACCCAGAAATCAATCCAATCACACTAAAAGATGGTAGAGGTGGAATATTCACATACTATCCAGAACAAGGTGACCCGATTGTAGAATGGAGTTATATTGTAACACTCAAAGGTTCACAACGTGGACATCACTATCATAAAGAGTTTGATGAATACATTATGTTTGTAGATGGCAACGGTGTATACTTAGAGTTACAAGACGATGGCTCTGAGATACCAACGGCTGTTTCTTCGGGTGATTGTGTTTACTTACCAAAGAATGTTGCACATACATTTATTCCAATGTCAGATTGTAAGATGATTGCTATGATAACAAAGAAGTGGAATGATTGTGACGAACCTATCACTAGAGCAGGCGAGTAATGATAATTAACATAAGAGATACCTGTAGAGTTTGCGACAGTAAACTTAAACCAGTTGTTGACTTTGGTGAAATATGTATTAACGATTTCCCTCAATCTAGTCAAGACCCTACTTCATCTGCACCAATGGTGTTAGACCAGTGTGAGAAGTGTGACTTAGTTCAACTTCGTCATACTGTTGACCCAAAAGTTTTATATGGCGAACACTACTGGTATGAAAGTGGATTAAATCCAAAACTAAAGAACAATCTAATTGACATAGCAAATATTATTAACGAACATACTGATGCTAACGATACAGTATTAGACATTGGAGCAAACGATGGCTCTTTGTTAGAGGGAGTATCAGACGATAGAGTTAGAGTTGGTTGTGAACCAGCACCGAACTTATGGAACAAGTTAAAAGACAATTGTGATATAATGATTCCAGAAATGTGGGACCATAAATATCTTGACCAATATATCTGCACTCATCCGTCAACAGAATATATAAACAACAAAGCAAAGGCAATCACCGCTATTGGTATGTTTTATGATATGGATAATCCAAATGATTTCATATCAAGTGTGAAAGAAGCATTAACTCACGATGGCATTTTTATTGCACAGTTAATGACACTTGCACCTATGTTAAGAATGAGAGATTTAGGCAATGTATGTCACGAACATTTAGAATATTATTCATATGCAAGTCTTGTAGAATTGTATGAACGAAACGGATTAGAGATATATCACGTTGAAGAAAATGACATACAAGGTGGAAGTTATCAATTGTGGGCAAGACATTTAGACGGTGGTAGTATTTCATATGATGAAGATATATCAACACTGAAAGATTTCTTCTCAGAGATTGAACACAATGGCAAAGTTCTAAGAGATACACTTGAAACATATAACGACAAGAACTGTTATGTATATGGTGCAAGTACAAAAGGCAACACAATGTTACAACTATGGAAATTAGGAAAATACTTTAAGGGTGCGGCAGAAATTCATCCAGATAAAGTAGGCAGAGTTACAGTTGGAACTAATATTCCAATCGTACACGAAGATGATGCGAAACAAGATGCTGACTTATTCTTTGTTCCTAACTTTGGATTCAAAGACATGTTTGTAGAAAAAGAAAAAGAATGGATAGATAATGGAGGCACAATGGTATTCGCTATGCCTGATGTAGAAATTATAAGAGGTAATAACAAATGAAAATAGCAATAACAGGTGGTGCAGGATATGTTGGATGTAGACTTAGTGAACACTTTCTAAAACAAGGTCACGAAGTTATATGTATTGATTGGATGCGATGGGGAGTTACTCCGATATTGAATATCATAGACCATCCCAACTTTCATCTTCACGTCATGGACATTCGCAACAAAGAAGTTGAGGCTGTAATAAAATCAGCAGATGCAGTTATTCATCTAGCAGGCATTGTTGGTTATCCAGCGTGTGATGCCGAGCCAATACTAGCACACTCTATCAATGTTGAAGCAACGAAACGAGTCATAGATGCAACTGGTGATAAACCATTTGTGTATGCAAGTACAGGCAGTGTATATGGCGCCCTTAATAGTACTTGTACAGAAGACTCAGAAACAAATCCAATCAGCAAGTATGCAGAATATAAATTACTGGGTGAAGAATACTCAGGAGACAATTCAGTTATTCTTAGACCAGCAACTGCGTTCGGTGTCAGTAATAGATTACGAAATGATTTACTCATCAATGACTTTGTTAATCAAGCAGTTAATGTGGGAGAACTAGTATTGTTTGAAGGTCACTTCAAAAGAACATTTCTAAGTATCAACGATTTAGTTCGAGGCTTTGCTATGGGCATAGAGAAGTATGACGAGATGAAAGGTGAAGTTTGGAACGTTGGTGATGAAACTCTTAATCATACAAAGTTAGACATAGCAACTACTATTCAAAAATATATTGACTATGACCTTGAAGTGAACACAACATTAGAACATGATAAGGATGGAAGAAATTACTTTGTTGATTATTCTAAGATAAAAGAACGTACAGGATTTGTAGCAACAGAAACACTTGACTCTGGTATATTAAATCTTGTTACACTCTATAAGGCCAGTTCTCACAATCTTACATATAGATAGTACATCTAATCTAGTCAAGTCTGCTTGCCCTGGTAAATGTAATCCCATTTTTGCTATGTAATCAGTATTAGGAGTTGGAGTTTTCCATTGACTATGAAATGGTTGGTCACATAAACTATAATATACTGCTCTGCATCCTATTCCATTTTCTCTAAGATAATTTGCTAATGCATCTCTGTTGTCAACTAATATTTCTGGATAAGTTGGCGTTGTATAAAGTAAATCAGTAGAAACAAAATCACAAACATCGTGTAAACCCTCAGTGTACGCATCATAGATATCTTTCTTATGTTCAACAATACTAGGCAACTTTTTCATTTGTGCAACACCGAATGCGGCTTGAATGTCTGTAAACTTAAAGTTCATACCCATTACATTGTAGACCTCACCCACAGCAACCGTTCTACCAAAGTTCTTTATGGTATGAATTTTCTTACTCAGTTCTTCATCATTGGTGATAATACAACCACCTTGTCCTGTTGTGATAATCTTCGGAGCACCAAAACTGAATATTCCAAGATGACCCATTGTACCAATATGATTTTCTTTATGCCAACTTCCTAATGCTTGGGCACTATCTTCAATTACAAATCTTCCTTCACTACGCAACTTTGCTATATGTAACCATGCATCATCTGGATATCTTCCATTGATACTTGTAACAAACACAACACGACAATCATCGGGTATACTTTCAAAGTCAATAGTATAAGAAGACTGGTCAACGTCAACTATAACTGGTGTTGCTCCCATTAGAATAGCACCATTAGCCGTAGCGGCCTGTGTATAGGCACTTACAGCAAATCTTTCATTAGGTTTTATATCAGCAACCATCGAAGCAATTAAAAGTCCAGTTGTAGCACTTGTTACCATGTGTGCATATTTGGCGCCAGTGTAATCACATATCATTTGTTCCATCTCTCTGGTTTTGGTGTGTTCCATTATCCACCCACCAGAGGTGATATACTCTGTTACACTTTCTATTTCTTCTTCCCCATATACTGGGTTCATATGGCTGTTAGGCGTTATCATAATACCATCCGTATGTTTCTGTTAGTGCTTCTTCTAATGTATATTTTGGTGTCCATCCTAGTTCTTTCAACCTTGAATTATCAATTGCTCTGTTTTTAATTCCTTCTGGTCTATCAGTGTTATACCACAATCTACCTTTGAATCCACTTATTGTTTTTAATGTTTCTGCTAAAGTTCTAATAGAAGTTTCAACTCCACTAGCAACGTTAACTGTATCATATTTATTGTTGTTTAGAATTATATCCATTGCACTTATGGCATCCTTGATATAAATCAAATCTCTACTTTGATTACCGCTTCCCCATATTTCAATCTCAGTGTGGTCTTCTTTAACTGCTGTAACAAACTTTTGCATTAACGCACCAATTACGTGTGCGTGTTCTCCTGTTCTATCATTTGGTCCAAACATATTAGAGTTTATTGCAGTACGCCAATGTGTTCCTGCCTTTTCATTCTTTGCTCTACACTGATACATGCCCATTAACTTTGGCATTGCTGTTGGTAAATATGTCTTGTGTGGTTCACCTTCCATTAGTTGGTCTTCATTATATGGTTGACTTCCCTCTGCTGGATAACTACAAGTGCTTCCTTGTAACAGCACTCTATCTATACCAAACTCAGAACACACATCAAATATATTATTCTGAATAGTCAAATTCTTTATCATCAGTTCATAACTTTTATCTAAGTCTTCTTGTAGACCACCAACTGTGGCCGCATTGATGATTACGTGTGTTGGCAATCCATATGTTCTTCCTAATCTCATAAATTCTCTGATTGTACTAGTCAGGTCACTATAGTTAACTGTGTCTGTATTGCCACCTAGAGAATTACTAATTACATTACTGTAATGTGTTCCTACTAATCCTCTATTTCCTGCTATATAATATTTCATTTATTAAACCTATTACTATTTGTTATTACAAAATAATCATATAATGAACGTTTCTGTGTTACTCCCCAATGACAAATCTTTTGATGCTCTCTCACTAATCTAAGTTCTTCTTTAAATCCTGGCATAGTATATGCAAATGGATACGGTTGCATAACTGCCATACCATTTGGAGTAAGATACTTTCTTATATTTTCTATGAAAAATAAAAGTTCTTCAGTGTTATATGGAGAAAAGAATGAATGTGTTTCACCGTCTTTGTCCATAACCCAAAACTCATTTTCTAAAAGTCCTTTGTGATATCTTATTACTCTGTTTGAATTCCAAAGCATGTTTGTCTGTGTTGCTAAAATCAAATCATATTTTTTATTTAAAACAAATTCTTCTTTTGGTTTTACATGTAGGTCAATAGGTGCAACTCCCATTTCTTTCCACACAAGTTCTAGTTCATACAAATGTTCACTTGCTTCTGTACTAGAGTTTGTACACTCTACATTAGTAAACCCATGCTCTTTAAGAAAATGTGGAATGAATCCGAATTGTGTACCCATATCAAGAATAGCAAGGTCTTTTGATGCGTCTGAAAGTTTTACATTCTCCATAATCTCTATATGATAATTCCAAAAATCTACATTTAGTTTCTCTTCAAAATTGCTTCTATGCATCTCTATTCTATTTGAACAGTTTGCTATATTTGGATAATTCTTAGAAAAATTAGTAAGATACTTTTCGAAAGACTCTTGTATATCTAATGATAAAATTTTATAATATTTATTCGCTGATTTCACTTTCTCTCCATTTGTGTTGATGCTTATTATAAAACGGTATGTCTTCTTTAAATAACTCGGTAACTATTTCTTCTTCTTTATCTGTTAACTTTATATGGTCTTTAAAATTCTCAATCATTGGCATACCCCAGAAATGTTTAATCAGATTCTCAAGTTTCTTTCCAATCAATAAAATATGTGGTTTGTTTTGTACATGATGACCAAATGTTGTCACTTGATATGCTATTTTATCTAAGTCTACTACACCCACTATTTTTAAGTCTTTAACAAAATCACATTGTGATTTTCTATAACCCGAGTCTTTATATTTTTCTATCATTCCATCAAAAGTTAACGAAGTATTATATAATCTATGTTTGAAACGTTCAAGTGGACTTCTAATTGCCATGTAGGCATCTTTGGTTTCAATATCATTAATATCTTTGCGATTATGTAATTCATATCCTGTCTCAGGAGCAATCATTGTTTCAAAGTATTTAGAGTCGTTGCCTGGTATTGGCACAAATATACTATCGTCATCTTTATTATACCAAATTTTATCAATCAAGTCAACATGTTTGGCAACAAGGCTAACATCATCTGACTTACTTACAGACTTCAAAATTCTTTCACCTACTACTTGTGAATATACATCTTTGTAGTGAATGTAATTGTGTTCCAGTATTTCTTTCATTTCATCATTATATATCCAATTGTTGTGTCCATCTAATTTACAATTAAAGTTTTGTTGAATATCAAGTATAGTAGCACCTAAACTTTTAACTCTTTCATCACCAGAGCATCTATCATAATCTTCTGACCAGAATTTATCAAATGTTTTGAATCCTAATTTCTTTAAGTAATTCATATATCCCTTGTCACCCATAACAACAAATGGTATTTTACTTAATATCGCTAATGATAGTTTTTCACTAATTTGTATGTCATCTTCAGTCGAGGTATATTCTGTAATGATTTCAAATTTTGATTTTGCTCGATAGTTAAATAGTTCTGTTACTCTTGATATTTTACTAGAGCCTAACCATTTATCAATATCTTTGTCTTCCATTTCTAATTGTCTTCCATAAAGGTCATTAACAACTTTAAGAAAGTTACTTTTATTAATTTGATGGTCATCTACTCTTGTGGTTAACAAATCAACGAAATCTATATTATGAGATATGTCTTCTCCGATTTTCGAAGTTTTATAGTTGCCTATATACGAAAAATGCATATCATCTAAGTCTACATCACGTCTTAAACATTCTAACAATAACTTAGTTCTGTGTTCTCTTGTACGTCTGTTTAAATATATTGCTGACTTGGTTTCTACTAAATGATTGTGTGTTAGATGTTCGCAAGTGTCATACTTGAATCCTATATATCGAAGTGTACTTAGTGAAGCCGAAACAATATCTACATCACACTTAGACTTGTCTACGATTTTATATGGCGACTCGTACATTGTCCAGTATACTACATTTTTTGTACAATCTATATCTTTAAAATGTTGATTTATAATTCCATATATTGAAGTATCATCAGTTGATAATGGAGTAATCTCACTCCCAAAATCAAAAATTAATAAAGCCTTGCCTGATATTATCTCACTCATAACTTTATGATTTTTAATAGTATCTTCTACTAGTTCTTTCATAATTTCTGGATATGGTCGATTAATAACTACATTCATCTGAGAGTCAAAGAACAACATGTCAGAGTTTACAATATAGTATTTGTCATATTGTTTGGGTCGTGGTATATGAGAGAAAATCAAATTGTATACACGATTTACATAACGGTCGTTATTAGTTAGAAAGCATATTCTTTCATTTAGTTTCTTATCTGCTATTGCCTTATTATGAAACACTTGGTTGCTCCGACGGTGGGGCCGTTATACTTCTTTTTGTACTTTTTATTTCGTCATTTATGTTCTTGCCACAAAATGTACTACAAGTAAACAACTTGCCTTCTTTCGTTGTTGGCGTATTCCATCTCTTAACGAATCCTTTTTGCATTATATCAGAATGAATTATATTTTTAATGTTATTGTCTTTACTTAATTTTATAGTATCTTCTCCATATGAGTGTACAAACTCTCTCAACTGATTAGACTCAAATCCATTATTTGCGTAATATTTGCTACCAGTGAAACAACAAGGAAGAACAAGACCAGTAGAATCAACGAATATGCCCTGGTATTGATTATCTTTTAATTCGGGTCTAGACAAGTTATACCAAGATAACGAATCGCAAGAAATTTTACAGTCATCTAACTTTTTAATAGATTTTTTATTTAGATTATTATAATAATACTCTGAGGGCTTATCTTGCTCAAAATACTTAAACACATCCTCTACATCTCCTTTTTTAGTAACAGATGGTTGTTCTGTATCTTTCTTAAGCAATGCTTCATTTTTCCATTCATCATCTGGAGAATATATTTTATAATCTAATTTACCATCGTGGTCTAGAACTTGTATTTCTTTTTGAAAACTATCAATAGCAACACTTTGAAATCCCATTGCCTTCTTTGCATAAAATTCTTCGATGCCAATCTCTTTTGCTAATTCTCTTGCTTCTGCTATTTGATGTTGATTGTGTTCAAAAACTAAAAATTCCCAAACTGCTGATGAGTCTGGAACTGACTTGTAAGATAGCATCGCATTCATTACTTTACTCCAGTTCACTCCTTTTCTATACAGATGATTAGTATCTTCTAATCCGTCTACACTAAATACCATTCTTCCATTTCTGCCTATAATTTTAGCCATGTCTTTCCAAAATTGACTATCTCTGCCACCTGCATTAGTGTTCATAGTAATTGAAATTGTTGGATTTAGTTCTCTTACATATTGTAAAATTGGAACTAACTCTGGATTTGTCATAGGGTCACCATAATTACCACACAAAGTCAACTGGTCTAGTTGTCCAATAAAACTTCCATAGTGAATTCCATCGTCAAAATCAACAGAAAACCATTGTTTGAATTCATCTAATGTGATAAATCTTTCTATCATAATTGGATTTTTAGGTCCACCTCTAATACGCCTATTACAAACTGGACACTCTGCATTACATAAACTGCTTGGCTCTAAATGCATAGTTTTTATTTTATTATAATCATACATGAGTTATCTTGCCTTTAAATTCTGGTAGAAAATCTTCAATATCTTGTTTTCTTATCTCGTCTAAGTTACGTGTATATTCTTTTGCTTGTTCCCACTTTTTTGGCATATCTGGACCACTGAACATTTTCTTTAGTTCATTTAATTTCCATTTGTCAAATACGTTATCAAATTTTTTATGAATGTCATCTCGCATCTCCTTTGGCAATACAGCAGGAGATAAAACATCTGGGTCATATACATAGTTGTGATGAACCCAAATTCCATGCTTATTATAGAACTCATTATAAAAATCACCTAGTGTACTATAGTTCATCCATGATACAGTTTGTGTTACATCTATTTCAAAGTTCTCTTTTTTTAGACGAAGAAAGTTTTTCTCAACATCGTTCCATTTTGTGGGATAGCGGATGTAGTGGTTTCTATCTCCCAAATCATCAATGCTACAACTTATTTTTACATGGTCAAACTTGCGCCACAAGTCTATAACTTTTTCATTCATTAGTGTCATATTAATATTATACCACAACTTGATATCAGTTTTGCCTAACTCAACAAGTCGTTCTAAGAATGCAAAGTGTTCTTTGATTAACATCGGTTCGCCACCATTAATGTAAAAAGTTTTAACGTTATCACAATGTTGTAACAAGTCTTCCCAGAATCCCTCTCGTTCTGGCCATCTGAATCCTTCTAGTGTGTTGTAATCTGTTAATTGAAATGTAGTTGCATTCTGTAACTTATCATAATCATTTCTCCACTTACTACTAGAAGCAGGATTACAAGTACGACATGCAACATTACAAGTATTGCCTAGGCGTAGTTCTACAAATTCTAATTGTACATCTTTCATATAGCCTGTGCTATCTGTGACTTCTCTCGCAACGTCTACAGTATATTCTGGATAGTTTTTAATTTCTTCTATACGTTTTGAGTTCATACCCTTGGCTTCTTCTGCAAAGCAACGCAAACATGCTTTTGGTTTTTTGCCATCTAATACTTCTAGTCTTGCTTTCTTATAACTCTCACTGTTCATTGTGTCATGTACAGTGTCACGATTTAGATTATAAAATCTATCACCGTCACGTGAACTACTCAATGCATTACGATGGTCAGCAACACAACAATGCGTGACGCCGCCATGTGGATGCGTAGCAAGATGTTGAAACAATAGTGGGCAAAAAGTATTACTCATCAATCAACTCCATATTAGTTATTGCATTGCATTTGTCCAGTTCATTCTGAACTCTTTCTTCTGTTGTGCCATTCATATCTATTTTACCCAATACAATTCTACCAAGATTGAACATAGGCAAATCTGTATCATAATATTCTTTAAGATTGTTGTCGTCAATCCATTTTCTATATCCCTGCTCATATTCAACCATTTCTTGTCTAGTTCTCCAATCATTGAACACCATTAAAAAACAAGTATGTATTGTATTTTGTTGTGATAATCCTTTTGTTTTAACTAGTTCAAAATCATTTGTATTATAACAATGATTTAAATCTTTCCCCACACGAAAGAAATCTAATACCAACGAACCCCATGGTTCGTGAATGTCGAAATTTCCATAGTCTTCATCAGTCAGTGGTAGTGTAGGAGTAGGCATCATTTTTGGATATTCACTTACACGCATTGAACAATAGAAATCTTTAAAATCTATATATCCTCGTTCTGTCGAATGTACAATTTGATTAATGTCTTCCAGTAATTTGTAAACTCCAGGCTCATATTTTTGACCACTTTCTATGATTTTATTTGACTCATCTTCGAAATATAGATGAAGTGCATTTGTTTTGTCTGACTCTAAATCTAATGATGTAGGGTCTAACATCAATGATGTGTCAATGTTTTTTAATGAATCTACATTGTTGTTTATTTCTGTAATAATATTATTCATTTCATGTTTCAATCTGATAAACATATCTACAGTATTCTGCTTATAGATATTGAAATTACATCTAAACCGTTCGTTTACACTTATGTTGTCTTTATATAAACTAATAAATTTATCAGTAGTACTGCAACCCTCGGTCATATTATACGTAATAGTGTACTCTTTATTTGATGACATTGGCAAAACAAGTTCGTCTGCAATGGCGCATCTGTTAGTTTCTCCTTGTGATAATGTTATTCGCATTTTCATAGTAGTGCCTCTTCTAATTCTGGCCACAATTTTGTCCAATCTGAATCTCGAATAGTATCAAGATTGTACATATAGTCAGTCATAAGTTCAAAGTCTTTTGATTTGTCAATTTCATTCATGTGCCCCAAAGTCGAAGTAATCAGACTTTCACATAATGATTTATACTTCGTGTTTTCTAAAAAACTTTCTAATTTTCTAGTATATATTTTCTTTATATTTTTAGGCAATAGATGTGGATTTAGATTGTATGGCCATATCGATAGATTAAAAGAAAAATTATCTTCGTCTGTAAATTTTAACTCATCAATAAAATATGTTAATAGTTCAGGTAAATATCCTATGCTTAATGCTGTAACTGTAATCTGTGGAGATAAACTAACATTAGGTATATCAAATCGAACTGTATGCAAATGTTCAGATATCTTTTCCCAGTCTGTTCCGTATCGATGATACTCTGCTTGTTTACCTATCATATCTATACTAGCGGCCACTTCAACTGATTTAAAATGTGACCAACGTTCAGCAAGGTCAATCGATTTATATTTCAATGTACTTAGGTTTGTATTGTATCGTAGTCTAATGTCTTCTGATATGTTCATTGATATCATTTGGTCAACTAACTTATAATGATATGGTGTTATCAATGGTTCACCACCTGCAAAATATACTTCTTCAATATCATCACTAATTATACTATTAATAATTTCATCTTCTGTTTTCTTTGTTATATTGACAAATTTTGTTGGAGTGCTAGTTTTATCAAACAACTCCTTTTCAATATCATACCAGTTACTACTATAAGTAGAGCCACACATAATACATGCCATATTACATAAATTACTACTTCGAATATCTAAATATTTAATTATCATTTTAGGAGTAACATCTTCTGACATTAAATGACCATACTTTGAATTTAAACCAGTTCGTAGACTTTGTCCTGTGTGTTTTTCTTGTAGATAACAAAACTTGCATCCTGGTTGCTTTTTGCCTTCAAGTAATTCTTTTCGAAACTTAATAGTTTCTGAACTATTCCAAATATCTTTAATAGGCGTTGTGTTTGAGTCACCGTACACTATCTCTTGGGTACAACATGGTCGTACTAATCCACCAGTATCAATATACAAATGAGACCATGGTGCGGCGCAGATTACATCTTTGTTCTTTTCATTAATCACTGTACAACTCCGAACTGTGAATGTATGATAATCCAGATGCTAATACGTTGTGATAAGTATCATGTATAATATCATATTCTGTATACTTGATACTTAGAGTATTTAATACACAGTCAATAATAACATGACAATTAAAATTATCTTTCATATTATCTATTCCCAACGGACGACTTCTAACACATCCAGGAAAACTGGTACCAGCAAAATATAAATCTGTAACGTTATGCGAATTTAAAAACTTTACCACTTCATCTTTATCCCAAGAGACAATGTAATTTGGATTCATAATCTTCTTACGTGGGTCTTCAGTATCAGTATAGTCACGCAATCCATCTAGTATAGTCTGGTTAGTAGTACTCCATGGATTTGTAGAGTCGGGGGTTGGGTTTGGTGTATTATATGAAGCCACTACTATAGGTATTTTGTCTATTTTATACATCCTACTTTTCAATCTTAACGACATCTGTTCTAATAAACTAGTGAAACGGTCATTTCCTGAATGATACTTATCCCACATATCTATAATTATTAATGCTTTACTCATTGCTTATCCACCATTCATATAGTTCATCATCTGCTTTGTATATGTCAGCGATTGTAATTTTTTCATCTCGAATTTCATCTAGTCTATCTTGGAATTCTTTGCCATTCTTCTTACCTTGAACAAATTGTTCTGGATATTGTTCTTCAAATGATGGTCGTTTCTTCATTTCGTGTAACGTATTTATTAGTGTAGATTGTTTGTGTGTTGCACGAGGTTCAATGTACTCAAGCAACTCATCAATCTTTCTAATAAGAATGTGTTTCGGCCAAGCGAATGGTGAGAACACAATGTCTGGATGAAATGCAAACATAATCTTTGTTTCTATTCTTACATCTAACTCTAAACTCAAATCAAATAAGTCTTTAATACTGAACATACCTGGACCAGTAATCGTCAAGTCAAACAACATCTTGTCTTTGCCACCTGGTGCGGCAAGACCTTCTTTGAAGTTTTCTAACCATTGTTCCCATACAATTCCTTTTCGAATGAACTCAACAATCTCGCCAGTTCCATCTATACTCGCACACATTAACCAATCTTTAAATTGTGGTAAGTAGTCAAATAGTTTTTTACCTTTTAATTCTGTTCGTGATAGATTAGAATTATATCTTAGATAACAGTCCTTTGCAGAGCCATTCTTAATCATTTCTTCTAATGCCCACCAATGTATATCATACATTAATGGTTCACCCCCAACCCAATATATTTCTTCAACTATACCTTTTGATATTGCTTCTCTGAATTCTGGTTCAACAACTTCAGTTTGAAACGTAGTCATTTTTTTCTTAACATCTTTCTGCATGAATGGTTGTTGTTCTACAGTCCACATGTTATTCAATTTCTTCTCTGCTTCCCAAGATGATGATAACTGTTCACCACACATACGACATTTGAAGTTACATAAGTTAGAATATCTGTAATCAAAAGATATAACTGGCATTGTTGTGTGTCCGTCATCATCTGTGTTGTCGAATGCTTCTTGTATCTTATCTCTGAATAGTACTCCAGTAAACCATTTACGATATGAAGATACACTTAGAATGTCATCATTACATACATCACATTGTGATATACGTTCTCCTGCCATTAGTTTCTTGCGAATATCTTTCATGTACGGTGAGTTCCAATGTTCTTCTAAACTGACTGGATTAAAATCATCAGCCAATGTTTTAGATTCTTTTCTTTCTCCATACTTTGAATCGTTAGTCGCATCAATGTACTGTTTTTGGAATGAGTGTTCTTCTCTACTTGCACAACACATTCTTCTTTCACCTTGTGGAGATATATAAGTGTGTGACCACGGTGCCATACAGAAAGTTTTGTTCTCACTTTCTTCAGCACAACTGCCATCTTTATTCCAAATTGGTACAATCTTTTTAGTCATTTAATCCAATTCCTAAATTAGGATACTCCTTTAAAACTGTGGGTATTGAAAACTTATAATTCCACACATGGTGTCTATTACTTAAAATCTTCTTCTCAATTGATATTATCTTCTCAGTCAACTCTTTAATGGAAATTTCACTTATTCTTTTTATTTCTTTACAGTATTCTTTGAATCTTATTTTGGGATTTTCTATTTTGTCAAATGAGTAATCAAAAATTTCATCATACAATTCAAATCCAAATGTTTTCAAATCAGAATAATATCCTGAATAATTATATTGAAATCCTACTTTTCCAAATAAGTAAGATTTCCAAGTTTTCTCAGTAATGAATTTAGTACTATAAACTGACTCAGAGTTTGTTTCAATTCCTATATCAATTAAACTATCAGACAAATAATGAAAACTAGGAACAGATTCATAATTTCCATTAGTTCTTAAGTCTTCTGGTTCGTAATCTAATATCAATCGTTTAGTGTAATCAAATTGAGCATTTTCGTCATCTGGCTTTTCATCTAAAACTAAATTATCATTATATCCCACATTCAACCAACTTAGATGACATTTATCAATTACTTTGTCGTTATGCAAATAATTTACTAAATCAATTCGCTTCACAATTGGATTAGCATTCATACATATAAAGTGTTTTGATGGCGAAGACTTATAATCTGTTATGACATCCTCTTCTTTAAAACTCTTAAGTTTTGTTTTTGTTCTGTCTAGAATGCTAAAAGGATATGAATAATAATTATCAAATTGGTCTACGTTGCGAAAGGAAGCAGTTTTGCGAGGATTGATATCAGCATTTACTAAACTAACGGTTGTATTAACAGTCAGTTCTTTACATCTATACATTAATTGCTCTATATATCCTAAGTTTGATTGATTCAAATGTGAACCAATTCCTGTATTTGTTTCATATAGGTCTAGTATATAAAGTTCTTTAGGTTCAGGCAAAGAAGACTTATTCAATTCAATTAAGTATTCTTCTGCTAGTTTTATCATAAGACGAGTTTTCCACCAATTACAACTAACTATCAAAATGTTCTTATGAGGTCTTATATCTATCATTATTCCGGGGTTCTCATTCATCACTGTTGTGTATTCATTGTCAGTTGATATAAGTAAAATATCATTCTGGCGATTTCTCTCATCGATTTCTTTCATCTCGAGGACTCGGTTAATTATATCTTTATAATCAATCATTACTTTCCTAACGCATCGGTGTCTGTATTCCATCCACCAACTGCTTCATGTTCATCGTCTCCGCCATCATATGCTTTGGTTGTTGCAGGGTCGACAATGCCGCCAGTAGATTCAAGAACAAATCGTTTTTGTCTAATATCATCTTCACTAGGAACATCTGCTTCTAGTGATTTAAACCATTCTGCTAATGGACCAGGAAATGTAGACACAAAATCTTTCTCTCTACGTATATCATATTGTGAAAAGAACGACTTGAAATCATTGTATAACTTTGGAATTTCAGCAGTATTCTTATGTGGAGTCTTTACAATATCTAAGTAGTCAACTAATCTGCGAACACTTTCTTTCTCGCCTTCAGTAAACATTTCTTGTGGACGTTCATTTTTATACCATTCTTCTAATTTATTTTTATAATGAGTTTTAATTTCTTCTGGTAATATCGCCGCACTTTGAAATGATGGAAAACGCAAAATGTTTAACGTCATTGTAGGCGCACGTTGTCCATATTCTTCTCGCATATCTAACATTTCGTCCATAAACTCTGTAATAGAATTTAAACATAGAGAGTTAATAGTCATCATCATATGTAATTTTCTTACATTTGATTCTTTTAATACTCGATGAATGTTACTCTTCCATTCTTTATATTTTAATCCATCTCGAATATATTCTGCTTGTTGTCCAATTGATTCCATACTTGTGTATACTTCAAAGTTAGGAATATACCAAGAGTTTTCAATAAGTTTATTAAGAACTTTAGGAGTTTCAGGACACATATTTGAGTTAATAGCAAAACGCATATTGCGTCCTCTATCAGGATTCTCTCTAAACCAATCAAACAGTTTCCAAGTTCCCTTATGCATTATAGGTTCACCACCAGTAATTCGTATCTCTTCTAAACAGTCTGCTAAGTCACTATCCCACCATTTATGAAATGCTTGAATGTATGGATTATCTTCTTGATGTTTAGTTGCTGGTTCAGCCCATGGGGCATTGTCTATAAAATGTCCTCGCCCATCAGACTGTATATTTTGATATCCACCAAAATCATTAATGTCTTTAACCCATGCTGTACTAAACGCAGGATTACAATAAGAACATTTAAAGTTACATGCTCTATCGAATGATATTTCTAATGTACGCAAATTGACATTCTTGTCCCAAGGCATATCAACTGTCTTCGCAATATCTTCATCTTTATAGATTTCAGTCTTAAATACACGGTCAGATATATGCTGTTTACCCATGTCTTCAACTTTCCAACAGTACTCACACTCAGCAGGTCTTTCACCTTCTTGCATAAGTTTACGCATTTTCTTTTTATGAATTGTATTATGAATCGCTGACGGATTATCTTTCAGTTCTTCAAGTGGAATCCAATGTCCAGGCGGATGATGACAACTTGCAGTTTGTCCATGTCCCAGCCAAATAGTTGCATTGTACCATTTTGCGGCACAATACGATTTACTAATCGGGTCAATGATTCGTTCTTTATATTGATGGAGAGTTTCGTCTTCTATATATCTTCTAGCCATTTGTTTTCTCTATTTTAAATACTTTATCTGAAGCAGGGTCACCTTTTCTTTCCATTACTTCTGATTCTTCTACGGTTAAAGTGTCATACCAATCTACAATAATAGGGTCAAATGTCGCCCTAAAATCTTTACCACGTCTTGCATCATATTGTGTGTAAAACGATTTGAAATCATTATGTCTCTTTTTTAGAACTTCTTCTGATGGTGGAGTTCGTATTGCTTTATCCATAAACTCAATAACACGAGTTACATGTACGTCTTCAATAGGACGTAAGTCTCCTTTTCTTCGGTTATACCATGCTTTTAATTTATCATTATAATGTTCTATAATGTAAGTTGGCAAGGTAGGAATACTCTGAAATTCAGGATATAATACCAAGTTCAATGATAACATAGGTGAACGTTCTACTCCATATATATCACGCAGTGCTAACAGGTCATCCATGAAATCTGTTACTGTGCCTAAACATAGTGAGTTGATAGTCATCATTGCATAAAACTTTCGTACCTTAGGTTCATCTAATAATCTCTTAACATTATTTAACCAAACTTCATAATTCATTCCATCACGAATATAATTTGATTGTTCTCCAGTTGATTCACAACTTGCGAACATCTCAAAGCCAGGCACATATTGTATTACCTCTAATAATTTGTCAAACGTCTTTTCTTTTTCTGGAACAAGATTTGAGTTAATAGCAAATCTCATACTCTTTCCACGTTCTGGATTATTTTTAAACCAATCAAACAATCTCCATACACTAGGATGCATAATAGGTTCACCACCAGTTACTCTAATACCTTCAAGTGTATCTGCTAGTCCACCTTCTTCTTCCCACCATTCCCAAAATGCTTGAATGTATGGATTATCTTCATCTCTTTTTGTTACACTGGCAGCCCAATCAGCAGTGTCAATGAAGTGTCCTCTGCCATCTGATTGTATATTCTTATATGGTCCGTTGTCTTTAATATCTTTAACCCACGTAGTACTAAATGCAGGATTACAGTATGAACATGCAAAGTTACAGGCTCTATCAAACGATACCTCAAGTGTTCGTAAGAATGTATTGTCATCCCATTTTGCTAAAGGTATGGCATCTAAATCTGTTTCTTCAAACATTAACGTTTTGAATACTCGTTCAGATATTCTATCTGGTCCCTCGTCTTCTACATTCCAACATTGAAAACATTCGGATGGTCTATCTCCTTCAAGCATCATCTTACGCATCTTCTTCTTATGAATTGTATTATGAATTGCTGAGGGATTACCTATTAATTCTTCTAATGGAATATCATGCATTGGTGGCTGATGACAACTAGTAGTCTGTCCATGTCCTAGCCAGATAGTTGCGTTATGCCATTTCGCACCACAAAATGAGTCACTCTTAGTGTCGATAACTCTTGCCTTATATTCGTGGAATGACTCAGAGTCACTCTTTTTCATGTGTGACATATTGTTCCTCATATTCTTCTTTTGCTTCATTCCAAAAATCAATCATCTCTGGAAATGTTTCTAAGAAATTTAAGTTTCTACGTTTATCATATTGTGTAAAATATTCATAGAATTTTATTAATTTATCACTTAGGTCTTTTGAAGACATCTTCTCACCTTCTTTTGCCCATGCTAAATCTCTTTCTAATTTTAATACTTCGTAATTCTTAAAGCCAGTATACTTTCGACCATACAAATCATTTTCTAAAACATTCTCTTTCATAAAGTCAATGTTCTCTTTCAACATATCTAACATATCACCATCTGCTAGTTGTATAGCCATCCAATCTGGATATCTAAGATATGGAGTATCAAACCAAATTCTTTGTCTTTTCTTTCGTACAAAAGGTGGATGTTTAAATCCATTTCTATCTGGTGGTTGAATAACTTTATCTTCTTGGTTTTCATAACCAAATTCTTCACGCAAGTCTAATATCATTTGTAAGAATCCACGTAGATTAGGAATACTCAATAAGTTAAACGTGTTGATGAATGATATTTCTGTACCAGAGGTTTCACGTAGAACACGTCTACAGTTCTCGTATAGTTTATCAAAGTCAAGACCATCACGCATGTATTCTGCTTGTTTACCTACGCCATCTACACTTACATACAAACTAAAATGTTTACATGCTGGTGCGACATACCAGTAGTTACCACTATCTGGATTAAACTTAGTCTTGTCTTCCCACACACGAACTTCTTCAATTGCTTTTAACTTATCTATAAACTTATCAAACAACGCATCTTGTGGCGGACACATATTTGAAGTTATACTTAAATCTAGTGTTGCATTTGGATTTTCATTTACATAATCTAATACCTTAAATGTATTTCTATCCATAAGTGGCTCACCACCAGTCATACGAAAAACTTTTAAATCTTGATACACATCAGGCCACCATTTCCAAAATGCTTCTACATATGGATTATCTTTACGTGCAACTTCAAGAGGCATAAGTCCAGTCTTGCGTAGATAGTCTATATCATTATGACCTGTTCCATTTGAGAATCTAAATCCTCCATGTTCTTTGACATCTTCTTCCCATGTAGTAGACAAGTGAGGTGAGCAATAGGCACATTTAAAGTTACATGCTTGGTTGAAGTTGACTTCGACATATCGTGGAGTAATGTCGTGGTCCCAAGGATTGTTTACAACTTCATCCCATGCGTCTTTTACCCACCATTCACTTGAGCGATAGTGTCTATCGCTTAATCTACCACCCTCTGGTGGATTCGGAGCATCTTCTACATTCCAACAGTACTGACATCCTTCAGGACGAGTACCCTCTTTCATTTGTTTTCGTTCTTGTAATTTGAACTGTGTATTATGTAATGCGTTTGGATTCGCTTTTAGTTCATCTAAGGGAATCGCATGTGTTGGCGGATGATAACAACTGTGTGTTCTTCCTTGTGGTAAGTGTAGACTTACTTGAAGCCATTTCGCCATGCACATAGACGGTGACAATGCATTTAAATTGTCCCGAGTGACAACTGCATCATCGTCATAATTTGACATTATCTATCCCAACCAGTTTGCTTTTCTGTTGCAAGTGGATTATTAACTCTAGGTGGATTTGTATAAACTCTCTTAAAGAATCTAGCCAATTCTGCTGTTGGGTCTGCAATCTCCATACCAATCTTATCTGCTAGAATATCTCCGATACGAATTGATTCATCATACAGTTTATCATAATCCCATTCTACTCCAGTCTTAGAACATTTTTCACTACCACCAGAAAACATAGGTAAAACATCTTCTTCGAAATAAGATTTAAACCAATCAAACGATGAAATGCTTTCTAACTTATAATCTTCTACAAAATTAATATCATAACATCCTAGTCTTGCACCAAAGCAAGCCCAAATGCCATTCTCTACATCAGCACCAACATTACACCATGTTACTAGTCTTTCGTAGTTTTTTGGCCATATTCTCTTTTTAAAATCTTCAATAGGTACAGTTTTACCTTCGTCTAAAGACATTTTAACACCTTCACGATATCCTGCACGGAATGCCTGAAATGGTGAGCCTGCGTTGTATACTTCTGAGTAGATGTTGTTCATTTGGATGTAATTCAAATCCCAACAGAAGTCTACTTTCTTTGTTTCGTCTTCTGCATTCTCGTGTGTTTTCATTTCTAACACCAAGTCTACTGGCCAACATTTGATGCCGCCATTTCCGTATACTAATCCGTTTATCATATTCTTAGCACTCCAACTAACAATAGAGTTTGCTAAGTCTGTGTTTTCTGGAAAAGTTATCTCTAAGTCGAAAAACTTTTCATCAACGATGTTATCACCGTCAATACCAATAAATCTACTGGTTTCACTTTGTCTTGCACATTCTTTATGTGCGTTATCAAATCCTTTTACTCCATCTACTCTTTTAGCAAATGGGAATTTCATCATTAGGTTAGCCCAATGTTCTTCTTTTGCTGGTTCATCATAACTGATGTAGAATACATCTAAATCACCTATGACAACTTTTGATTCTTTCATACTTTTCTCCACGAATACTTGTCAAAATACTTCTGTGTATAGACACTTATATTGTATTTATTAAATGCTAACTTAACATGTTTTCCAGTGGATAATAGTTCAGAAAATGGTATTTCTACTGTTTTTATTAGAAATTCTGGTCTATCTTTGTGTGTAATAAAGAATACGTGGTCTGTTTTACCAGCAACACTAACCAATTGATTTGGGTCAATATCAATACTTTCTTTCAATTTGTCGTTTGCTTCAAATACCAATCCGTCATCGTTGAATGAAAGTAGTATATCAGCATCTTCTGTTGTTAATATCTTGTGTAGTTGATTGTCTTTATTTCTTCGTTTAATATCAACTTTTGTTTTTATAATCTCGTATATGAGTGGATTCTTTGTTCTGCTTACTATATAATCTGAAAACTTATAACGACCATTAAGAAATGGCTCAATCTCTTTAATCTCAAACCATGCAAACAAGTTTTTTGTGTCTTCTATTTGATTTGTTATCTGTGTAATCTTATTGAAACCATCAAAATATACAGCACGACATGAATCTGTTCTATCTATAACACTTTTCATAGTACTGCATCCTCGAGTTGTTTAATCTTATGGTCATTCATCCAATTCTTCTCTACATAATGTACAGGCAATGTTTGAGTAAAATTGCCAATCTTAACTTGTAAATCATCTCCCAACTCACTTGTTATACTTTTAGTCCAGTTACTTTCTATCATACTTTCTGGTACATTCTGCACCATACTTTTCATATGAACAAAAGTAGGAACATCTTTGATATCATAATCACATGTTTCTGCTTCGATATCTAATAGTTGAATTGCTAACGCATATGCAACATCGGCACTCATCCAATTCTGTCCAACACCAGCAAGAAACTTATCAAAGTATACATTCCAATGAACCATAATTAACTCAATCATTCTAAAGAATTCAAAAGTTAATTCGGATTTATTGAAGTAAGTGAAGTTACTGTATACGTTTGGTAGATTTAATTGAGTGAACTTCTTTCGATAGTAGTCACTTGTTACATCTTCGTTACGAAACGTTTTAACATTAGTGCAACACCAAACATCTTTCTTAGCAAGATAATCCCACCAATAGTCTACACTCTCAGTGAATATCATATCACTATCAAGTATAATAGTTTCATCATAAGGAGTCATATGTGGATATTTCCACTTATTGTGTATCTTCCACTTGTCTCCTTTAGCATCATCATTCCAAGGAATATCAACGATGGCATCAAATACTTTTTTATGTTTGTCAGTTATTAGTTTCTTCGTTTCTTCATCTACACATACACATAGATTGTTATTCTCTTGTGTTGCTTTTAAACTGAGAGCAAGAGCATACGACATTTCTAAGTAATCAATATCTTCACTATTTTGAGCAATGGTTATATATCCTCTGCTCATACTTTCTCTCCGTTTGTTAAGAAGTCATCAATGAATCGTCCTATTGCTTTCTTATTCATAATATGTATGTCCATATTTTTAAATCTTGACAGAAGGTGATTTGTAATTCGTTCAGCATCAGCACAATACATAATAATATCATTATGTGAATTAACTCTGTAAATATCATCAAGGTCAAAACTGTTATTCAGATAATTAAATGGTAATGATGGTACATCAAATGCAACACTTCCGTTTAATATATGTAATGCCATTGAAAATGCAAAGTCATTTCTGAATAGATTGCCACTACAATTATATAGGTAATAGTAATACTTGTAATTATATTTTATATGGCTTATGAGTGTAAACAGATTTTCAGCAAAATCAGATTTTTTAAAATAAAAAACTGTTGCCCAATACATGGGAATACTAAAGTTATCAAGATATTCTATGTTCTCTTTATGACGTTCTGATACATCTCTGTATTTACAGTTAATCATCACATCATTTTCACTATCCCATACTTGGTCTAGCACATTGTTCATAATGAAATAATCAGCATCTATAACCAACGTTTCGTCATATGGTGATAAGTCATAAACTTCACTTCTACCCATATTCTTAAATGGGGCATATTCAGTTATATGTGTGGTATCTTTGAATAATCGTACATTGTCTGGTTGAAAACTATCACTAACAATTACTTTATCAAAATACTTGTTAATTAGTTTCTTATTTGGTTTTAAAGTTTCGGTATTGGTAATTAGACATATTTCATCGAATAATGAAAGATTCTTTCTGGCATATCCAGCACAGGCACAAGCCTGTTCAGCATAATTAACATACTCATTGTTCTGAGCAAATATTATGATGCCTTTACTCATATTAAATTTCTAATACTTTTTCTATTTTACGGGAACTTCTCAATTTTTGATATTCGTTATAATAGTCATTTACTACTTCAAAGTATAGACTCGATATTTCGTCAAGGAATTTCTCAGTATCTTCAATACGAATAGGTATATCGTTCTTATCAAGTAGTGATATTTCTGTTTTGCCACTTGAAACAACGAAATTCATAAAAGATATTAGTGATTGATTGACTGCGAACGAACCACCAGCCGTGCTGTAACTTAATAAGTTTTGTGTTTTGACTTTTAGATTGTTTTTGTTTAGATTGAAAGTCTTCATTGTATTAGAAAAGTCTAATGCTTTCTCTAATCTTTCTAAGTCTTTCTCTGATGCTACATCTTTAATACTATCGGCCATAAATTTATTCTCCTATATTACTACAATAATACAGTAAAATCAACCAAAAGTCAATACTTAAAGTTCAGAAATATGGGAATAAATCGGTGATGAAAGCGTTACGCCATTTGGTGAATCAACTGGTCTAAGTTCATCTAATGTAACTGTTAGTATTCCTGCTACGTAGTCTGTTCCTGTCCAGGTTCCAGAAGTACCATGCTGAGATTCAGACCAAGTGCCTGTATCAGATGGATGAACATCATCAAATGCCATCTTAATATCAATACCAGCAGTTCCTGATAGTTTTGCGTATATGTTTATTTGGTTTCCAGCATAATCACCTGTTCCACCTTTTGTGTAAATTAGTTGATACGTGCCAGTTAAATTATTAAATCCATTGCCTGGAGTACCTACACTTGCTGAACTTTCAGTAAGAGAATGTGATAATTTAACTGTAGCAATTGCACTTAACATTGTTTGCCAGTCAACACTTTGGGCATGTGCCGCATCAACGCCAGTTAATGTTGCGTCAAATCTAAGTTCTCCACCAGAATTAAAGAAGTGTCTGCGATTGTCTTCATCTGTGAAGGTAACTTTCGCTTCATAAAATACCTGATTTGCACTAGTCCAAATAGGAGTACCAGGACTACCTGTTGGGTCAAAGTATTCTTTTGCTGAAGATATTAGATTTGCTGTTGCAGTCATGTATGATACATCACTGTTTAGTTTGTTTCCTACTATGTTTGCTATATCTGTAGTTATAGTAGGAAAAATTAAATCTAGGTCGTGTTGGGGTGGCCAACTAGCATCTGAAGTGCTAGTCGGCGAATTTAATGTTGTTCCTTGATGTCTGCCTGCATAGAACATCGAGGTCAAAAGTTCATCCCACAATGGTGTTGTTACTCTATCTAGTGCCTTAGCAACAACGAGATGACTTTGACCGTATCCCGAATCGTTTGCACCAATACCGACTATATCATTGATATCGTCTGCAAATGAGTTAAAATCTGCAACGTGTAATTTCCATCTATTTAGATAGTAACTCTGTGGCATTTACATCGTCCCATAACTTAGGTTACAGAGCGTCAGTAACAGTAGCCGTTGGATTCGTTAAGTTAACTGAATCAGCCGGATTTGTTAATTTCTTCGATGCAATAGTAACTACTGAATCACCTGGTACATTATCTGCACCAGTCCATGACCATCCACCACCATAGCCAGAGCCACTGCCTGTACGGGCAACGTGAGCATCTGCTAAGTCAGTCTGTATATAAAGGTCACCACCATCTGTTTTTGCTGAAACTTGTATATAGTTTGCACTATAGTCAGAATCATCTGCATATTCTTTCTTATGAACAACATAAGAAGTTGTGATATCACCATGCTTGTATCTTGTACGTGTATCAACTGAACTTGTATCTTCTGGTCTTACTGAGTAAGTGAATGTTCCCATTTCAGCCGCAAGTTGTTCCCAAGAAGTACCTTGTTGGTTTGAACTTGTGTCATTGTGTGATGCTGAAACTCTAAGTTCGCCACCTGCGGCAAACCAAGCATTCATATTATCTGCTGAACCGAATGCAAATTTAACAATTTGAGTTCTAGTTCCGTTCCAGTCTGATGCTGTTTCTTGTGTTTCGTTCTGTACGCTTGTGTCCCAGTCTGTGTAAGACCAAGGTGCGTCAAAACGTGCAGTGATGGCTGAGTTGAACGCAACTGCAACTGCACCATAATGGTCCCAGTCGATTGTTGTGCCTGCATCTACTGCCGTAAATGTATTTGTAATGTTGTAGTAGTTTGCTATCTTTGCCGCCGCACTATGTAATGAATCATGATATGAATCATCAATAGTATCACCAGTTGCCGGATTTGCCGCCACAGTATGAGATTGATTATAACCACCGTGGACACCAGTTCCATTTAAGATAGTATTCATTTGGTCACGCAAACTACTTAAGTCGTTGTATGTAATTGTTGAGCCTGAAGCCATTGTTATACTCCTCTAAAATTTAACTAATTTGTATTGTAACTGTATAGTCAATTACAATAGTTCTATTTGCCGCCAGTAACACGGGATGGAATGTTACGTGTGTCAGCATTAAGGTTTTTGTTTTATCTAGGGCACCACTATCGGTAACCCCAGCCATGAGACCGATTTCATCAAAAGTAAATGCTTCGACCTGACTTGCAGATGCAGAACTATCACTTGATGGAATTGATTCTCCCACAGCCGTGGCGTAGTCTGCGTGTGTTAAATCCACACTGAACTTCACTTTGGATGTGTTATTTGGTACTATTTCTCCAGCCCCCATGTCCTCACCTGGATAATACACGGTATTTGTAGTCAACTGTTCATATTTTGGTACGTACAGTGATGAATTACTAGCCGTTATGGCTAGTTGGTCATATGTTGGGTAAACTCTCGGAGACCGATACGAAAGTGTAGTAGTTGAGGTACTACCACCACTACCAAATTGCATCCAATTAATCAATGGTGCATTTCCTGATGAGTTTACACTCGTTGGTTTGCCTGCCATGGCCGAAGCCATAACATATGCCATATTTCCTGGATGAATTGCGTTTTTCTTCTGTACAAGCACATCGCCACTCTCTCTATCATAGATTTTAAGTGTGCCAATTACTTGTGATTGTATTGTGTCATTAAACATGTTGTATCCGTCTCTTAGATTGTTTCTTATATTTATCTACTAATGTATTTATGCAAACAGTCATTTTAGATATACTATCACTCTATTTTACACTAAGTCCTGTAAAACCAATTGTAAAGGAGTTTCAAGTACATATACTAAGTCATTATTAGCAAATGAATGCCCTAGACCTGTATATAATACTCTGTTACTAATAGTAAGTGATGTACTTGCTTTCTTATTGTACATCATAAATTCTACATCAGAAGTCCCTGCCTTTTGTACTGCTATTAATTTTTTATTATTTTTAGAGGCAGTATCAAACAATGATGCGTTATTTACCTCTAAAGTTGTTCCATCAAATGATGATATTGTACCTGAAGATTTAACTCCAATATTGTAACCTCTACCATACATATCATACACATAAAATTCTGTTTTATCAACGGTCTCAGAGCCAATTCCACCAGTAATATCGCCTGTGTATGTCTGCAATCTTACTATCGATGTCTCTAATGCTTTTGAGTCTACTAAGCCAGTGTCAAATCCACCCTCTTCTGCTGTTGGTGTGAATCTATTTCGCAAGAACTGTCCCTGCTCATATTCTCCATCAGCAATATCATCAAATGAACTTGGCGTTGAAGTCGCATAATCACCACCGTCTAACGTAGAGTCTAAGTATCTACTGTTATTACCAAAGTCTAAAGTAAGAGCCAACTTCTCATCAATTGTAGTAGTTGCTGTCATTGAATCAGTTGTCGAGTTTATTCTTTTGATTTCTCTTATCTTCGCATGATATGGCTTTGCTTCTCTAACATACTCTAACACATCTTCTTCACTATCTCTTTGATAAACGGTATATTGTTTCAACTCTCTGTTATGTAAATCTAAATCAAAATAACTTGTTTTGAATAACCATGAAGGATATGTTTTTTCTGTGTAAAGATATTTAATCATAGAAAAGAATATATCATTAATAAATGAAGTATTTGGATAATCTCTGATTAAATTCATCAACTCATGTACTTGAATTCCCACTGCATTATTATAATATGTTGTATATCCTGTCTCTGGTATTGTTGTCATATCGAAAGATACATTCAATGCACTCTTAGTTCTGTGAACTAATTGTAGTTTACCCTCATGCTCAAAGTAATATTCATCATGTGTTGGTAGTTTTAATTTAAATGACTTTATACCATTTTCATATTGTTCAATCATATCGAACTCTCTAGTAGTTGATAGATACGAGAACGAATTAATCGTTTTATAACTGTCATCTATGTACCAATTACCTAGACTGAAAAGAATATCATCAGTATCTATGTATTGAGCATACTTAGAATACGCAGTCTGTAACATTTTATTACTCATATTGGTGTTTATCACTGAAGCAAAGTTGTTATGAGTTTTTGAAGTATTAGTAAACCAATTGTTCTTTGTTCCTTCTACTGAGTAAACTCTTAACACATCTCCTACTACCATTGTGTGGTCTTTTTTAATCTTTAGATTATTGCCGTCAATACTTAGATAACTTGCTTTTACTGTTCCTGAGTTTGTAGTAACAACAATATTATCAGTTGTTAGTCCACTCATAAAGTTGTTTCCGTATTTGTCTGTTGGTGTCGCAATTGCAAAGTTAACATCAACTAAATGAGATGCTTCTAATTCAATAGCATAAGATTTCAGTATAGTAACGTTAGAAATAGAATTTGTCAAATCATCTAAGAATCTGTTAGGTATAACAGACTTTGAATCTTCTAGTAACATTTCCCAGTCTGAGTGTTCCTTGACCAGATGTGGTTTTTGTTGATACTCTAACGATGCACTCACAGTTTGACTATTATATGTCTTCGCATTATTACTAATGACTATCCTTGATGTTGAAACTGGGAAGAATCTGTTCTTAGGTCCACCAGAACCAATCAACATTTTTAATTCTGTTGTATCATCATCTTCTGCCCAATAGAAATAATCAGTAACAATTTTACCAGCATTATCATCATAGTACTTTTTAGTATTATATGTCAATATAGTCTCTGGTAATGTTCTAGATTTTGTCCACTTCTTCACAACTATAGTTGAACTTGGTACTATTCCGCCCCAATACTTTCTTACGTAATCAATATCTAAATTTCCATTAGCATCACCATAATCGTTGTAACGATAGAAACGTGCTAAGTCTGTATCCCACCAAAGTTCATCAAGTCTTTCATCTAACCAAATATCATTACTTGTAGTTGTATCATATTTTGCTGGGTCTGTCCACATAATATAATCTAATTTAGACATGATAGTGCCAGGTAGTTTTAAATTAAGTGGGTCATATACTTGATGAATTGTAGATTGTTCTCCATCTTGAATTATTAATCTCTTTGTTAAATCTGTATCTATAACTTTTGTCTGTTTAGCATGAATTGTAAATCCACCAACTGGGTCATAGTTTAAAACTGCCCAACCAGATGAATCATATTCATCTATCCATAACTTACTTGCACTGTTTAGTCCTAGACTAGTATTGAATTCTGTAAGTGTAGCACCGTTAACTCCGATTGTATGTCTCATTGATTTCCAAATCATTGCTTTGAAATTAGCACTTGATGTGACATTAGAATATATCAATGAGAGTCCTATCTTAGTCAACATTGCAGTAGAAGTTCCAGAGAATGTCATCTGTACACTATCGTTAGTGAATATCATTCTACCATCACTTGATACACCAACCTCAATATCAGATGCAGTATTGATTTGACTTGCAAACTCTAGTGCTGTTGGACTTGATGATTCTGTATTACTATATGTACCTGCTGTCATGCCCATATCGGCAAGAGGGTCACCAGAAAGATTACTTGTGACTATACTCTTTTCTGAACTTGTTATTTTTACTTTGTAGTCAGACTTGGTTGCGGCAACTGTTGAGCCCGAAAATACTTGAGTGTTTAAGTCAGATACTATTGTGTCTGTGGCATCAATTGCAACTGTAGTTGTTGCAAATCCTAGTCTGCTCATAGCACCCGATGTCACTTCAACTATATCTAAATTATGATTTGTACTTGATATCTTAATTGTGCCTGTGACAACTTCAGCAGTAACACCTAAAATAGCCATTGCGTTTATCTGTTGAACAACACTTGTCTGTGTTGGATTAGAATTAGAAAGATAAGTTCCTGCTGTTATTCCTAATTCACTTAATGCTGTTCCAGAAATAATCATTTGACTTCCTGAACTTGCTATAGTCATACGATTGTTTGTATCAACTGTAGCAGTAATATCAGTTATTGTAGTTAAGTCTGTTGCTAAGTTATCTAGTTTTGAATCTGTATATGAATTAGTAGTTGAAAGTCCTAAATCAATCAATGAACCACCTGTCATGGTTAGTTGCGGAACTGATGTTGTCAGAACCAATTGATTTGATGATTGTGATGCTACTACTTCACTTGTTCCTGTGTTAATCGCAATTATAATTGCGGCTAAATCATCTGCATTATTTAATGTAATTGTATCACCATTAATTGTTAGTGGCTTCGTAGATGTCATCACTGGTGATGTAACTGTGCCTGTGACTGTTAAATCTGCAACTGTCTTTGTAGTACCATCGATAACAACAGTGTTTCCTGTCGTTAATGTTGAACTTCTTGTTGCTGTTGTAGTTTGTGATATACTATCAGTTGAACTATAATCAACAGTCAATGATGTACCGTCAATTGTTATTTCGTCACCTTGATTTGAACTAAATGCGCCTGTTGTTTTTGCAACAGTTCCAGAGAATGTGACTGTTGTGTTTGTGCCGTTTTCAACTAGACCAGCATCATTATAAACAACAAATCTTGCTTGTTCACCTTCAGATATAATTGGGTTTACAACTGTTCCTAGTATTGTTATTCCAGTACTAGTAGTTCCAGACGGTGCGTAAGTAAACGTGTCACCATCGATTGAAATCGAATCGCCACTAGAAAACACTGGATTACTTACTGAGCCTATTGCTTCAACACCAGAATCTGCATTAGTTGGTACAAATACACTGTTAGTAGTTGTTGAATCTATCTCAATAATTAGAGGTTCAAAATCTTCTTCAAATACTAGATACTCATGTACTGTTGTTCCATTTACTGTTTTTGTTCCGTTAGCAGATAGAAGATAATATCCACCTATTGTTGGACTTATCTCGTCAGCAGAGATTTTTAAATAAATTGGCTTATTAGTAAATTCATCAGCAATTGCATTTGCAGTTCCAACATACAATTGATTGTCTGATGTTTCTCCTACATAACTTATTTCTGCTACTTCACTTAATCGTACAACATCCCAATCTCTATCTGTGTCTGCTTGTATCCAAGAAATATCTCCCTCGTACAATGTGCTATCTGTTAGATTAACTAGTGAATCATGAGTCGAAGTGACATAGTTTACATCTGCTTCGTCCACATATCCTGTTGTTTTTAATGCTATGTTCTTTTTATCAGAAACTTCTAAAAGTTGTTTAGTTGGGTCTGCATAATCTATTAGATATGGGTCTTTAATCATATCAGATACCGTAATATCCTTTGTCATTGTAAACTTATTAGACTCGTGACCATAGTCACTTAGTTTAACTGCCCAAACATCAGCATGTGTGATATTCTTAAAGTTACTATTGTTATTAACAATCTTGTCAATACTAGAGTTAGTTCCTTTATGAGATAAAAATCCTTTATAAAATTCTAATTGTGATTCTCTTTCAACACCATGATTTGTTAGATATGCTCTTGTAGTATATCCATAATGATTTGATTTTAACTTATTAATAACTGAAAGACCTTGGTCAACAAGAGTATCTCTATAATAACGTGTGTCTTCAATCATTGTATCGAAGTTTGGTATTAATTGATTATCGTTAACGATGTAACCATCTACTGCCATAGTTCCATCCCAATCAATAGTTCTATTACAGTCTATTTGCATTCTAAGATTTCTAGTATGTGTATGTGGGTCGTATATGATATCTCCATAACTGTCAGTTCTGTCAACGACAAATGCATGTTCAATATCTCTGATATCCATTTTCATTCCGTAAATAGGAACAGTGCTTTTGAATATTAATTTAGAGCCGTCTGTACGAAAACTAAGTTCAGAATTTGGTATAAGTCTACCTGCTGAATCTATTACACGATAATAATTTTTAAATGTTTCAGTAGTCGCACTTGCAACACCATAGGTTGCATCGAAACTACCACCTGTTAATAGTGGAGTAAGAGTGATAAAATCACCAATCTCGTGTATTTCTGATTGCCATTCTAGGAACTTATATAATAGATTTTCCCAATCTATCACATCACCAAATTCACCAGAATCTGTGAATTCCCATCCTACTAATTTAAGATAATGTTGATAACCTAATATCAAGTGAGCAACATCGTCTACTGATTCTAAAATGTCACCGTAGTTATAATTCTTTACTGTGTCATCTACTAATTCTTTATATCCAACTGCCTGAACTTTATTAACTCTAGGCCATTCTGTTACTGACTTCCAATCTTTAATGTTATCATCAAATATTGAAGTAGATGTATGATTTGTAAGACAAACATACGGAGTATCATTCCACAATATATATGAATCCATTCTATAGTATTCACCAGGTTGCCACTGTTGTAGTGTAAGTTTGTCACCTGATGTTGAGAATGCTTTTTCTCCACTTGCTTTGTCCCATCCCATTGAATAGAATGTAGGATTAATCTCATCATATCCGTGTACTCTAAAACCAAACTTATTGGTTTTGGGTTGTGATACTAATGTCCAGCCACTATAGTCAAAGAATGTTCCACTAGGAGGTGATTGCTCGTTTGTTGTTAATGATGATACTTTTCTTTTATAATATTTGCCATCATTCAAGTTCAGAACAATATCGCCCTTTATGTAAGTTGATATATCTGCAAAAGAATATGTTGGATGTTTAACGTCTAGTGATACTTTTTCTAATACAATAGCACTAAAGAATTCACTTCTATTTGGTACACCAGCATGAACAAACAAATCAAAGTTGTCTTCTGGCAGTTCAGTAAATCTACTATTTGATAATGAGTTGTTTTCTGTTTGTAATTTAAAGTTATTAACAAAGCCACCTAGTTTTGAACCCAACTTAAATGAATAATTGTCTTTGTCTGCGATTACTAAATCAGTATCAATGTCTTCATTTTTATTTGAGTATTCTATAATGTTTTTCATCTCAGTACGATAATCGTACATAACTTGAAATGGTTTTGTTAATAACATTAATATAAATTCAGCAAAAGCAAATTCACTACTTCTTGTCCATGCAAGTTCAACTGGAGAGTTATCTCCATATTCCCATACTTGGTCCATCAACGCAATCTCGGCCGAAGTTATTGAGTTACCGAAAAATAAAGAATTAGGAGTTTTTAAATTTCCTAAAGCATCAACTGGATTAGGAATAGTTAATGATTCTTGATTTATAAGATTATCCCACCAATCTGATGACGTGTAACCTAATGTACCATATTTTGTATCGAAACCTGCAGGCTTTTGTGAATATTTTAGTACTTTCCATGGCTCTTGTGTTGGTCTATCTGTGCCATACGTGTGTATTAATTGTCCTCTCCAATAACCACTTGTGTTCTCGTCTTTTGCTCTGTAATTCCAAGTCTTATAATCATTTGCATCAAAATCATCATTGTTTAGATTGTCAATGTTATTACGCATCATCCATTTCTTAAAGAACGGATACATAATATATTTCTTTTCGGCATTCGTATAATCACTGGAAGCACTATCGTATATTCCATAATTCATGCTATCAACTTTAGAACTTGTATTGTCTGTTAAATTATTAAATATTAAAGTTTCAAATGCAAGGAGTATATTGTCAACTCTTGTTCCATATGCTGGAATTAATGAGCCATCGTGGCCTCTAATAAAGTTTACTGAACTACTGTAATTCGCATCTGTGATTGATTGTGGTTGATATGCTGGAGCAATATCCAACTTAGTTGCACTTGGTGGTATATAAGTTTCTTTTATGTTACTATAATGTCTAACAGTTATTACATCACCTGTTGACCTCGCTGTTGTAAAGTTTATTTCTGTTGCACCAGAAGATAATGTATAATCTACATTTAATCTTTGAACAACATTGTCTAAAATAACAGTTATGTCCTTATCATTTAATATTGAGTTAGTAAACGTTGGCATAACTTGTTCAGTTGCGCCATCAATAACAGAGACAGCAAGTGACTGATAGTGGGCATTTGCTTCACCAAAGTTCACCATATTACTGTCTCTAAAGATACTTACACTCTTATGTTTTCCAAGAGAAATAGTAGTAATTGCTTCTTCTAGTATCTCTAAATCTGTCTTGCTTTCACTTGAAGTTGAATCTATAATAGATTGAACTGTTGTGAGTAATTTATTTTTATAACCATTATATGCACCTGATAAGAATTCGGTTGCTTTAATTGGATTATAATCTTCTCGTGTTAATGCAAAGTATGCCTCTTTAATATCTATTGAGTTTCTAATAAGAACACTACCTTTATCAGCAAATCTTAATTTAGCATCATTGGCATCACTTCCAACACTAGTCGTTCTATAATTGTTGGCCGCATTTGCACTTCCTGTTAAACCCGATACAGTTTCAATTATACGAACACAGTGTTCATAAACAAGAGAATATGGCATTTCTGTATTATAATATGTTGTGTTATCTACATTATATTCTAATGATGGATTAAGTCTTTGAAACACTGTTTGTCCATCAAAAACTACTGGAGTATCAGTACAGTAATCTACATATATGTTTCCAGAAACTGCTTCTGTTAATATGATTTTCTTTGTAGTAGTGTTGTATACATAATTTCCTATTTGCTTATCACCATCTACATATAAATCTATTCCGTTTGCGTTCTTTGGTGATTGAAGTAGTTCGATTTCTGAAATTGATATTTTATCACCTATTTCTTGTCTTAGATTTCGATAGTCAAATGTTGAAGTTATCATCAACTTTTTATAATCTGTATTATATTTGTATGCTGATGATTCATCTAAGTCAATATTAAATACAAATTCACTCTGGTAGTCGCCTGCTTTTAGTTTAGGTTTAAATCCTAATTCTGTGTCTGTTGTATAATTAGCACCAATTACGTAATGAAATATGTTTATATCTTTTACATATGTGTTATCTGAATTGTATGATTTGAATGTTGGTATTTCTCCTTCTTTAGCCCATGCAGTACCAGTTCCAACAGGACCAGGTATTACTGCTGTAAATGTATCGCCAACTGCGTAAGTAGGCAATGGATTAATTGAATGGGTTCCTGCTATACTATTCCATTCGTTGTTCGTTGTTGTTCCGAGAGATGATATTATATATTCTGTACCAACTACAAATGCTCCTGCAGTTACATCTACACCAACTGCGACTGCCTTATCACTCAACTCAATATCTTTGTCGAATTCAATAATTGGTCTTAGTGCTTGTGATATTTTTGTAAAGTTTGAATCTGTAATTAGTGATTTGATATCATCATAATGATACCAAGAGTTATTACTTCCCCACCATGAACCTACACCTTTGTCTATTGTGACATAATGTTTGTTGATTGAGCCAGTAATTGAAGCATCAAATCCAGGAGATACCCAATAGTACATACTGAAGTTAACAAATTTGTCTAAGTCTATTGGTAGAGAAACAGTGTCTAAAGTACTTTTAAATAATCGTCTATGGTCATTTGTTAATGCACCTTTATTATAAGTCGCATTCAGTAGGTCGTCATAGTATATGCTGTCAGTTGCATCTCTGTTTGTGAATGTTGGTTCTAAACCGTAATTATCTCTTGCATATGATTCTGATGGAAAAGAAAGATATATATCACTAGTTTTGTATATTCCTTTTTCTTTTCTACCAACAAACGCTTTTGTTTTCTCCATCTCACCAGAAGAGAAGGCGCGGTCAAGTGTTGTGTCAAATATTGTTTCTAACTCGCTATTCTTCAGGTGCCCTGGTAAAAAGTCATAAATCTTCTTTGCCATGTTATTCGCCCACTAATTCAGATTGTGCCAATTGTGTAATTATTTTTACATCGTTTGATGTTGTCACTGCCATAAACACTTCGTTTAAGGCACATGAGATGCTTAATAAGTTTGTAAATTCATTTGAAGAATATTTTGGTGTAATTACTACACTTGAAATATAATCTCCTAGTTCTTTATGTAAGTATGCCGCAAGTTCTGAGAAGTAGAATGTAGCACCGAAGTCCCAGTTATCAATTGCAAAATATTCATTTACTTTTTTAGATACTTCTGTTTTTATTTCACTATCAGTATAACCTACACCTAATCTTTTAATAACTTTAAATATTGCTTGATTCTCGTCTTCAGCATATGAACCGAACAAGTATTTAAACTCTACTGGAATATAAGCAACGTGGTCAGCGATGGCTGCCTTAGGCTCAATTGTGTCCATTATTTTTGATAATTCAAAGTTATTAGGAGCAACTGGCATAGAAGTTGTAAAGTTGTTTGCTATCCATTTTTCTACGTTTCTTACGTAATCTGAAGTTAATACATACATGTCAACAATGTTACTTGTACTAGGGTCTATTCGTTTGTCTACATCTGCATAATGTTCCCATCTGAAACTTGCAAAGTTATCTTCAACGAAAGTTATTCCTTCTTTTACTGAGTAAGTAACTGTGTTATATACTATATCATCACCACCTGCACTTGTATATGTGAAACTTGAATTCCAAACACCACCTATACGTTTATACCATGTACTATTTGTTGAGTTAAACCACAATGTAGCAGTTGATGGTACTGATTCATCTGGGACTGTTGGTCCAGAATCTTGTGCGGCCGCTATTGCAACCTTTGATGCTCTTTCGTATGTTATGTTATTTTCTATATAACTTTCTAATACAATCTTCTGACTAGCAGTAATATCCAGAATACTATATGGATGGTCATCAACATTTGATGCGAATAGTTTAACTTTTGTATTATCTTTATAACCAGCACCTGTCAAGTAATCATCATATACATATGATGCCATAGACTTATATATTGCTGTTGTTGTATTTGTTTGTGTTGCTAAATCAAATGATGCTTTAACTCTCACTGAGTAATCTGCAATATCAGTTAATGTTGTCGGCGTACCAACAAACACGTCAATTAGGTCGCCAACTGAAATTGCATATGTCCAGAAAATAACTTTATATGTATTGCCTGAAGTATTTGTAACTGTAGTGTGGGCGGCATCAATAAATGCTCCAGTTTCCGTTCTAAGTAGTATATTACTAGTTGTAAGTGCAGTTGCACTTGTTATTGAGAATTCTCCATAAGCATACTGTTTGAAATCTATGTCATCGTCAAGTGTGTTGATTTGGAATGTTGTTTGCCAAGGTAACACAAATGTATATTCTGATATTCCTGATGCATAAGTTACTACCATATCATTTTGTTCTGCGGCATCAGAGTTGTCTCTAAAAACCCAATTGCTAGTTGCAGAAGCCGTGTTAAAATAATCTAAAGATATTTTTCCTTTAAAGCCAAAAGTAGTAAGGTCACTAGTACTGATAGTTGTAAAAGAACTGTCTGCGTTTGCTAAAGTTTTTATATCTCCAGGTTCACCTTCATAATTTATAGTAATATTTGTCAGAGAAGTATTAGTTTCTGAAGATGCTGTAACTGGACTGTCTAATCCTATAGTACTGGATAAGGACGTTATTGTTGACAAGTCATCAATTCTTAATTGAAGTTTGTCTATGCCGTCTCCTAAATCTGTAGCATCGCCAATAATTTTACCTGATGCTGACGTTGGCGCAATTATGTGTGATGCTAGTAATGGATATTCTAATCCATCTGGCGATATCAAAGAATGAGTATATGCTGTGCCTGAAACTCCAACTGCTGAATTTTCTGCAAACTCATATGATTCTCTTGCTCCAGTGTATTGAAACTCAGCATCAAATTCTGCACCAACTGTATTATATACTGATGAGTTCGTTACTGGTGCTTGTCCTACAGTAATTGCGTCACCTGTTGTGGTACCAAAACCAGAACTAGTTCCACCAGTTGTTAGATAGTTTAGATATATTGCATCTCTCGTTGATAAGTTAGTTTCATTATCAATTACGTCTGTGGTGTTACCATAGAAGAACTTGACTTGGTCTCTACTTTCAAATGCTATTTTTTTACCTGTGAATGTTGCTACATATTCTGATTCATTGTCTCTAATACCAGAACTGTAGTTAAACACTACATGGCATTCTGTTGGAGTTCCTGATATCGTATGTAATTGCCATTCCCATAAATTTGTTTCACCTGTTTTTATTGCATATTTTATTGTAAATGTTTCTTCACTAACACTATCGACTTTAGTTTTTATTGATGTTATTTCTGCTTCTGTAAATTTAGTTCTCAATCCTCTTACTACGTTTACAATAGTTCCATTTTCTTGGATTGCTTTGTTTAGTGTATAAGTAGTTCCTGAGACTTCCATAACTTTTGCCCATGTGGTTTTTCCTGATGCTGATAATAATTCAAAAATATCACCTTCATTTACAACGTTTGCAACTGTTGGTGCTAAAATCTTCATCTGATTACTAGTATCGTATGTATAGTTCCTTGCTAAAGGAACTAAAATACTAACATCTCCTCTATATTTGTGAAAAAAGGAATTTAAAAAACTTGGATGTTTTATTGCTTTAGTAAGTTCGTTTCTTATAAAGTTATCACTGTTACCTTGTAATTTATTATAACTTAATGGAATCTTTATGGTTTCATCTTCGACAAATAATGAGCCGTCTGAACCAGTAACACTTAAGTTTGAGTGATGTCCGAGAACATCATCCATCTCATAAAAACGAGAGTTGCCTGCAAAAGAAGTATTTACCGATTTAACTTTTCTAACAATATTAGTTCCAAGAGATAATGGATATACGTTATAATCTTGTGCATTGACCATTCTATCTTGTGAGTAGTAACTTCTTGGAGCAGTTCTGCGTATACTTCCGTAAGTTTCGCCAGAATAGTTCTCAGTGAAATCTATAGTACTTGTTAGTGTTAAAGTTAATCTATATGTTCTGTTGTCACTTCCTGTATATGGAATTGTTATGACTTGATTTGTAATATCATTTGCGTTTACAGTAAAGTTTTCATTGTCTACTGTTCTGTACCATGTTCTATATACACCAGTTGCGGCATTACCAAACACACCATCTGGATATTGTAGTTCAATTCCGTTGTTCTCTATTGAGTTGACACTTACAAGGTCTCCAGAGCCAGTTCGTAAAGCATTATAAATTGCAGTTTCACGTGTATCATTATCTACTTTTACTACACTTGAAGCGTAGTCTCTTTGTGAATCTAGTTTTTGTATCCATACATCAGAGTTTGATATATTAATATCTCTAATCGATTGTGTTCTGTTTGAGATTGTTGTAGTGTAATTTTCATCTTTAGAATTTAATACTCCAGCAACTGCAAAGACAAAGAAGCCTGTTCTGTCACTAGCAGAGCCCAGATTATCATTACGATTTATAATTGTAAAATTGTTGCTTAGATTTGGTTCATCTTCATAAATCGTTGAAGATGCCACATCAATCTTTACACGAACCGCTTCGAAGTCTCTAGTTTTTCCACCTACATTAGGAGAAAATGGATAGTTTATATTTTTTGAATTTGCATCTTCGTTAATTTCATACAAAGAATGTTCTACATCTGCGATTGTTAATTTAGATGTAGGATTTTGAATTTTGGTAGTTCCAGAGAAAGAAGAATTTAAGATACTGATAAAGTTTTCATACCAGTCTATATTGTTGCTGTCGTTCCAATTAATAACTTTTCCAGCAAGAGTGACTCCTTCATTGTCTAATACATCTTCGGTAGTTGTGACACTTGAAATCTTCATAAAGCCCTTTGCGTTAATTGGGCGTGTCTTATTATATCCTAAAGTTTTAGCCATCTGAAGAATACTTGCTCTACGTTCAGCAGTATCCATAAAGTTTTCTCTAGTGTTCATGTCTAGTCTAAATGCTAAACTGTGTCCTAGATATGCAACTAAATCTAAAATTGCAATGAATTCTGAACTTGCTATAAAGTCATTGAATTTGTCGGGATAGGTCTTTGATGTGTATTCTAGTAAGGCCGCTCTAATCGTATCAAAGTCATATGCCTTAAGACTAACGTTAGTGAAAGCAGTATAAACTGTTGTCCAACTCTCACTTGCGAATAAATTGTCTGTACGTTCTTGGCTCATAATATTCTCTCTGTTATTCTCTTGCTAAGTCTATACTCAACTCTATTGGCTCATTTGATGGCAATATTTTAAGTCGTAACATAGCATTTACTGTGTGGTCCGAGTCAGTAATGTCTACGCTAACAAAACTACATCTCGGGTCATCATTTATAATGTCTGTTAAATCTTCTTCAATCAACTCAGTTGTTTCTTCAGTTAGCGGCTCAAACATCATATCGTGAATAATTGACCCATAAGTAGGCAACATCACTCGTTCGCCTTTTCGGGTCATGATATGATTCATAAGGTCCTCAATCACCAAGTCCTTATCATGCAACTCGTGATTTATCGCATTTGTATTTTTGGTACTAAAACCTGTGAATAGTGGCATAACTTTATTTTCTCTGTAGTTTATTTATAAATGTATTTATCTCCTCTTAATATTCGTAGTTTTAGATTGACAAATGGATGCAATTCTGTTATTATAGTACTAAATAATACTATTAATTATACTAAAGGATAATAATTTATGCCAAATCTAGTACCAATGGTCGTAGACCAATCAACTAATGGAGAACGTAGTTACGATATTTTCTCTCGTTTATTAAAAGAAAGAGTCTTATTTTTGACTAATGATATCAATGACTATCAGGCAGACTTAATCTGTGCCCAGTTATTATTCTTAGAAGCAGAAAACCAAGACAAAGATATACATTTTTACATCAATTCACCGGGTGGTGCAGTGACCTCTGGCATGGCAATTTACGATACAATGCAGTTTATTAAGTGTCCGGTAGCAACTACTGTGATGGGTCAAGCATGTTCAATGGGTTCATTACTTGCTCAGGCTGGTGCTAAAGGAAAACGACATGTATTGCCAAACAGTCGCACTATGATACATCAACCAAGTGGTGGTGCAGGTGGACAAGCAACAGATATGAAGATTCAAGTTGATGAGATTATGAAAATGAAGAAAAGATTAACTCAAATCTATGTAACTCATAATACTGCTGGAAAGAAATTCGATGAATTGACTGCGGCGATGGAACGTGATAATTACTTGGATGCTGAAGAAACAGTAGCATTTGGTCTAGCAGATAAAGTTATATCAAGTCGTTAAAATCCCGGAACAAAACTAAACAATTTAGCAGTTTTTATTTTTTGACTTGCTAGTGTTTCGTTTACTTTTCCGTTCTCTTTTATATTCTTTTGAATTTCGTCTGTTATTGAGTACCAGTCTTGTGCATTTATAAGTGCAACAATCGAACTATTTTCTATAGTGTCAATCCCCTCATTAAAGAAATGATACAATAATGCATCATAATGTGGTTGTGAAATTTTTACTTTAACGAATCTCTCTAATACATTACCAATATTTCTTAATTGTTTCTCTAAGATAAAATCTGCCATTCCTTTTGTTATCTTATTGGTTGTGATATCTATTCTTGTAGACGAAACAGTAATATAACCATAATTTATCTCAGTATCAGATATTTTATAATTATATCCAACTATGTTATCTTTAACTGTGAGTGTGGGTTTATTATCTAATATAATTGCATCTTTGCTCATTGACGAGAATGTCAAATCTTTTATATCTACCATGTCTACTTTTACATGCGATAGTATATATGTAGGATTACCATTCGTATGATATCCTGTTCCCAAAAATGTACCATTCTCAGTTATAACATGCAATGGTAACTGAATGTAATTTAGTAATGAACCTTTTCGTTTATCATATATCATAGTCTAATATTCCTATCGATGTGGATTTCCAGAAGAACTTCTGGGCATCCCTGCTCTTGCTAAGCCGTTATCACTAGCAGAATCTATTGCAAATTGGCTTGTTGATAATTTTTTAGAATGAGGTCTAACAAAAGGTTCGTGTGTTGGCATTTCAGATACAATAGTATCTTTAACTATTGTACATGCTAAATCTTGCATATCTGGATGTTCTGTAACTAGAATAAGTTCTGATTCTGGTGCAGTTGGACCATTCAAGTGCAATTTACCACCAGTTGTTACAATACCATTAACTCCAACATTCACATTAAGAGTTGATTCAGTCTGTAACATTGTATTGCCTTTACTTCGTAAATGTATTTCTTTATCTGAATTAACTTTAGTATTTCCTTCGATGCTCTTAATATTGACGTTTTCTTTTGCTTCAAGATTTATATTTTTATCGGCTCGAACATTGAAGTCTTTCTCGGTTCTCATATTTAACGAGCCTTCTGCATATACCATAACTTCGCCACTTGCCCCAATCTCTACCCATCCAGAACCAGAACTGTTAACAACGTAAATAAAATCATTTCCGCCATCTAATATAACTCCAGCACCCGAAGAAGTTACTATTCTTATTTGCTCAGGATGAATTGTTCCATCTTCACCGACACTTCCATCATCTATAGAAAAAGAAGACCCACCTGATGATTTAATTCCCATAACTTTAGAATGCTGTGTTCTGTCATATGCGGCATCTCTACGAGGAGTTGTAGTTGTTGTTCCTCTTAGAGTATCACTAAATGTTCCTTGGTCAGCAATTATCTTATTTGTTGGACTGTTTGGTAATGTTTCGGCATCCAGTTCTACATCGTGTTGGTCTTCTGGTGATTTCATTGTTGGTGTGTCAGCAAAAAGACCTTCACCCAAGCCACTTCCATCAACTTTACCTTTTCCAGAAGCACCACCACTAACTATGTCAACTATATCGGTTGATGTTGCGAACCAAAATCCCTCTGTTAAGTTACCATTATCAGCGAAGAACACAAGAATTGTAGTGCCTGTTTTGTCTGGAACATTAAACAATGCACCTGTTTGTGCATGTCTAAAATATCTTGGCTCGTCTGGACTATCTCCTAGTGCAGGAACATATGCGGCTATAATGCCTTGTCCTGTAGGGTCAATAAATTTCTCACCAAGTGAGTTTTCCGTAATAACAACAGCCTTGTATACTCCATTTCCTAGATGGCCAAGAACTTTTGATGAGTTCTTCTCTTTGTTAAGTGCATTTACTAATGAATTTCCTCTACCTGACATATTTTTCTCCTTTATTACTTGTCGATATAAAATTTATCACCTGTTAATGTTAACATAAGCGACCCATCATTATCTTTAGGAAGTTTACCATCTATAAGTTGGCTCTTTTGTCCTGATATGATATCTGGAAATAAATCTGCAACTTTTCCCATTAAAACATTATAGTCTTTTGCATATGATGGATTTATATCATTGTATGTAGTCGTATGTATGCCAAAATATGCACTAGGATTACTAATTGTTTGTGAGACTCCATTTGCATCAGTGTATGTAATTGGTCCAATGTTACTAAAGTCTTTAACTTGAATATTCTGTCCCAAATCGTCAGTCACAGTAGTCATGTCTCCATAATCACTACTAACTAATATTTGGTATATCTTTTTAGCCTCTCTATATTGGTCAACCTTATCAGGATTCTGCATTGCATATCGCCAACCAACACCTCCTACATAATCCTTGGAAAATCTTGAGTTTGTTAAACTTCCCGGTAATATAATATCCGCAGTGTTAATGTCTGTTTTCACCAAGATTGGTGCTTGGTCGACCTCAATTTGGTCAACTGGATTTTTTATTGGAATATAAGTTGTATCTCCATTAGAATCTACCATAGTTGCCACATTAGTCATATTTTCTGCTGGTAGAGTAAGGTCCTTTATTGCCATCTGTAATTCAAGTTCTTCTAGATTTTTAATTTCTACATCTCGATGTGTACTATCAAAATAATATCCATCTAGATTTGTGTTGGATAGAGTTGCGTCTGCTGATAAGGTCGCTAATTCATGTTGAAGTTTACCAACATGTACAGCCGAAGTCAAGTCACTACGATGACTTCCATCTGTTGCTGATGAATTGATAGCATTGATATCGTTAACTAAACCAGTGGCTTTTTGATACTCGTCATCAGTAAGTCCATCTAACATTACAGAAGAATTAATTTTGTCCGCTAACGCATTTTTTATTAAAACCTTATCTGTAACATTAAGAACTAATTCTTTAATATCTAACTGATTATTAAGCATTTCATTTGCATTATCTGTCCATAGATATTGTTCCGCAAGTAATTCGGGTATTAATCCAGCACCATGCTGGTCTCTTAATGAGCCGGCAAATATAATCTCATCAAGTTCATCAACTTTAGAATTTATTGCACTTACTTCATCATCAGTTAGAGTACCTTCTTTAATTCCTGTACATTCTAGTCTTCTTGTATCTGGATTAAATTTTTCTTTAGGACAAGACTCGTCTGTTATTTCATTAACTTTTTCTTTAAACCAATAAGTATTTTTCCAATCGTTGTTTGAATTTGGATATCTTATTTGGTCGTCATATGCTTTTTTCTCATCCCACGTTTTAGCATCTGTATTAATATTTACATCTTCTGTTTCTTCGACATTAAGTAGCGATTCGCCAGACAAAATAGCATTGTCTAGACTTGCTCCCAATGGTAGAGAACTAAAATGATACGTTGGTGTTCTTTCGTTTGTATAATCTCTGATTATTCGTTCTATATCTTCTGGGTCATGTCCTGTAATGTTAAGAGGAATTCCAGCAGTATGTTGCAACATTGCAACTTCATATTGACTTACGACTGCCCCACCGGCTATTGCATTATTAATCGCATTGTTCATTGTCGTTGCTGTTGATAACTTTCCTATATCATCCGTGGTTAGTCCAAACGGTGCTAATATATCATTCTTAGAATTTTCTAATTGGTCACAAACACTTTGATTTCCGCCTTCGCATTGTTTTTTTATCCCTTTAACTTTTTCCATATAATGCGCCGCCTCTGCTTGTCTAATAATTCCATCGTTAGTGTAGTTAATTACTGGAGGATTTCCTGCAACCATATTGGTGGTATTGGTTTTAATACTCTCTGTTTTGTTATCTAACTTTTCATTTTCTTTTTCAATTTGCGCCGCTCTCATTTCTCCTAATGATTTTATGATATAATCTTTAATCTTCACTATTACCGGTTCGCCACTGTGCAACCCAATATGTTCGTTAATTATTTTGTTCGTTTCTACGATTTCTATAGGACCGGTTGCTTCTGAATCAATGATAGGCTCTCCGTCGTGTATATTAGGATAGTTCCTATCATCTACTTCATGCACTTTAACTTTGGTAGTCTCAGATGGAAAATGTTCTGCTTCAGGAACTTTTACCAGATGTAATGACTGTTGAAACACACCGTTGCTAAAAGTACTTGTTATTGTGGTGACTATGTATAAACTAAAAACCATAGTTCTAGTCATCATGTTTTCATTTTCGTCAACACCCTTTGCTATTCCAGATTTCAGTATTAGATGTGGGAACCCATTTATGTTAGTTACCTCATGAAACTCTTTCGAGGAACCGTTATTACCAAAAATCTTTTTCTTGCTTTGTGGTGGCGAGTTTCCTTCTAACCAAAAAGGGTCACCCTTAATAGTCATGTCTGCTTTGTTCATACTCAGTCTTCCACCTTTTGCTTCGTAATATTTCTCTCTTGCCATTGTAATATGTGCCTTATCTTCGGATGTTGTGCTAGAGGTCAAAGTTACTTGGCTTTTATTAGTGACATTATCAGCAGTATTTCCAACTAATCTTCTAAATGTAATTGGATTGCTTGCCTGTGATGCAAGTATAGTTTCGAAATCTCCATTAGATAGTTTACTAATGAAGTCTCTATCTAGATTTTCTGCAAGTATCAAGTTTTTTCCATTAGATATAACTGTCTTCATCTTAATATTCTCAAATACTGCTTGTCCTGCCTGGCTAAGTCCTGATTCAATCTTGTTATTGATTTTCGTAGCCATTATATCATTAAGTTGGTCTGTATATTCACTTCTGCTCTCATTGAATGCAGTATCGCTTTTTTTCTGTTTTTCAGCCAACTCTGCAATCGTATCTTTCAGGCTTTCTCTATCCTTCAGCCTTGCTCCATAATTAATCTCTTTCTTCACGTCACTAAATGGGTCGGCTGCCTCTGCCTCTAGTCTGGCATTCTTTGCATCTCTTTCACGATTTATAACAGCCCTAGGATGTTGTGATAATTTTTTAGATTTTGTTACAACTACATCATCAATTGGGTCACCAATATATTTTAGAAGTTGGTCCAACGTCATATTTTCAACTTTTTGAGCCTCAAATCTATTCCCTTTACCAATAGCATTGATGATATCAAGCCTTAATGATTCTTCTGCATTTTTAAGGTTAGCAATAGCACTCTTACTATTATTTGAGTCTCTTTGAAATATCTCATGGTCATCTTTAAGTTCTTTCCCAACAGCATCCATCATTTTCTTTTCTTCTTCATTTAGATTTAAGCCTTCCAATCCTCCTTTTTTGAAATATTCATAGGCATACAAATCTTCTGGTTCTGAGTATATTTTTGTTAACTCAGCATCTAGTGAGATATTAAAATCTAATATTTGGTCATTATTTCCAGTGAATAGATAATCATATTTTTTATTTACATGTCCAGTATCAAATATTCCTTGGACTATATCCTTTGCGTTTCTCATCTTGTTGAATTTATCTGCCATGTTATGATACACTAGTTTCTTTTCATAGTCTATATAAAATAAAACATCATATGCTTGTGTTCCTTTTACTGGATTATATCCTCCAATTTTCATAGCCAAATGTGGAGTAATTTTAGGAAGTTTTGACATACTTGGCTTATTTTCTCTTGCTTCTTTTTTAAGACCCTCAGAATGAAAACATATTTCTTCTAATATCGTGTAGATATGACTACCGGCCACATTGCCCCCTACATGTCTACCTGCTTCGAATTTTGTATTTATTTTTGCCTTATCTGTATCTGCTTTTTCAAGGTTTGCTACTCTTGATTCTATAGTTCCAACACTAGTTTTCTTATCATCCTTGGTTTTGGTGGTTTTAATATAATAAAGTCCTTCACCTTTCATACTACCTGCAGTTAATCCATCTTTTTTCATCTGTTCAGAAAATTCATAACTATATGTGTGTTTCATTTCTGATTTAAGCATTGTATTTTTATCACCAATCTGTTTGTTTAATGCCGTAAAGAAGTTGTTTAAAGTATCCTCTAGAGTATCACCAATGGGATATTCAAAGGGATGCTCAATGAGTGAAACATCACTATCCATTACAACTTTATCAGCAGGTACTTGACCACTAAGTACTGTAGTTGTTCCTCTTGCGTCTGAAGTGGTGTTTAATTGTTGATAGTCTATAAGTTTAAATGGTATAACTTTTGTTTGGTTGATTTTTGTTTCTACGCCATCTGCATTATGACCTACGAAATTGATTTTAATAAAATACTCAGCATTACCAATTCCAGTAAATCCACATAGTGCAACTACGTTTTGCAAACTATCTGATAGACTTGTGTTTCCAACTTGTGTTACAGTGAAATTTACTCTGTATGCCGTTCCAGCAATCTTGCTGTAATCGCCATTGCCCACACCTACAGAATCTACTGTTAAGTCAGTTATATTGAACTCAGTGGTAACTCCAGTTTTTGCTATTGTTATATAGTTGTCACTATCTCCTGGCCAAGCATTTGTAATAATGTCACTCATGTCAAAGGCTTCACCTAAAGAGAATTTTCTCGTTGCTTCACGGTCACATACAAACCACTCTAAGGTGTAGGTGTAGGAATCAAATACATCAAGGGGGTTTTCAATGAATGTGTGACTATCTACGAGGTCTTTTAGGTAAGTCGTTGCAGTATTATCCATTGTTTTACGCCATGTTACTAATATTATCTTTGCTTGGAATTTTTATTATTTTTCCTGCAGAAAAATCTCTAATAGGGTCAATTATAATGTCTGGATTTCTAGTAGCAAATACCCACCAATACTTTGCAGTATCATACATCTCATAACTGCACAAGTCTGGACGTTCGTCAAATTCTTGAGGTATAGTGTAACTTTCATCGTATGGGTCTCTATAGATAAACCTCTTTTTCATTATATCTAGTACAGTATCGTCTATGATTGCTGTTCTATTCCATGGTGATTCTTCTTTATACATATCTTTAGTCCTTTTTATACATAACCTTTATTCTTTAAGTTACCCTTAAGATAATCTTTAACACTAAAGTGTTCTCTTATACTCTTAGGTGAGTGTGTGACTTGTAATGTCAGTACAAACATATTCGTAACTGGTACTCTTATTATTTTTAATTTCTTCAGAAATTGTCCTCTTTCATCTTTAGGATTAAACCAAAATGGTGTCGGGTCTGGTATTTCTAGATAATCTATATCTGAATCTAGGTTCCAAGTAAAGTCACGAATAACACAAGGTACATCTTCATATATTCCGTGTGCGTTAAATCGCAATATCGGTGGTGGCATACCAGGATTATCGTCTTTCAACCAGGACATTTTCATTGTACTTCTAATCCACACTGATGCTCTGTATACATATTCGGCTTCTGCAATATCTCTCACAATCATTGGTGCGGTTATGTTGATTTCCATATTTGTATGGCTCTCAAAGGCACGTTGTTGAAAGTTACTATGAGTCATGACATACTCTCCATAGTTTGCACTATTGATTATAGAAGTAGTGGGCGTATACGGAAAATTAAGTCTTGTTTTTCTCAACTTCTTCTTTGCTTCTTGAGTAGTATATCTACCTTGGGGACCTTCATAATCTTCGAACTTGTCTAGACGTTCTTCTGCATACGGTAAGATATTGTCGAATCTACCACTAGGGTCTTCTAAGTATACTGGTTGTTTTGTATAATATGGACTTGCCATGTCTTTTACTCCTAAATCATTATAACAGTATTTATCGTTGTATTATATGCGAAGTTTCTGGTCCAGTAACTTTTTACTATATATAGTGTTTATATGCTTGACAACCGTCAAGTTTTTATGTTATAATTGTTGTAAGATTAGGAGAATAAACTATGGCAAGACGACAAAACTACTTAAATAACAAGGATATGTTGAAACAGATACATATCTCTAAGTCAAACTATTGTTGGTTTGAAGATAGAGATAAACATCACCAGCATGATATGATACTGTATTCAACTAACGAAATCCCTGATGCGGTAGAACAAGCAAGACAAAATAAAGCAAAACGTTTACAGAAATTGGCTTGGGATGCTAATGAGGATAGAAAGAAGAAACAGGTAGATTTTGAAGTTGACCCTGCTTCTTTCACGGAAGACGAGATTATATTTCGTGTAATGGGATTCGACCACATACCCGATGAACCAGGTCGTAAAGCAAACCCAAAGACACCAGCAGACCATAAGGTAAAATTACCATTTCCTGCATTCAAACACTATACTTATGCAGACGAGAAAATCAATGAAGTGGGGATTTCACATTACAACAAAGAGAAAGAATTTGATTTAAGTGCTGGTAAAATCACAGCCGTATTGGCAACGATGTATATCAAACTAGTAGAAAGATACTCTCAGAGGTCAAACTGGCGAGGATACACATATATTGATGAAATGAGAGGACAAGCATTGCTCCAATTAGCACAAATTGGACTACAATTTAACGAAGACAAGAGTGATAATCCATTTGCTTACTACACAACGGTAGTAAACAATTCGTTCACTCGTGTACTTAATATAGAAAAGAAAAATCAAGGCATTCGTGATGACTTGCTGGAAAAAGCAGGCCAGGCACCAAGTTGGACAAGACAACTTGCACACGAAATGAAATCTCAGGAGCGTTGGCAGAAAGTCGTAAAAACAAAAATTACAGACGATGCTATTCCAACAGAAACCATTAAAGAGATTTATGCCGACAATGACTAATAACCTATTTAAGAAAGCCGCTTGTTTTACAGATATCCATTGGGGTATGAAGAACAACGCAAAACAACATAATGAGGATTGTTTAGATTTCATTGATTGGTTTATCGAGGACGCAAAGAAAAGAGATTGTGAAACTTGTATATTCTTAGGCGATTGGCACCACAACAGGTCAAGTCTAAACATATCAACGATGAAATATAGTCTTGCTGGTCTACGTAGACTAAGCAAAGCATTCAATAAAGTTTATGTCATCTTGGGCAATCACGACCTATTCTACCGTGAAACACGTGATGTGAATTCTATGGAATTCATTGACGACCTTCCTAATGTGGTCTTAGTCAGAGATACACTAGTCGAGGGTAATGTTGGTATTGTTCCATGGTTAGTCGGTGACGAATGGAAGAAAATTCCCAGATTAGAATCAAAATACATCTTTGCTCATTTAGAGTTACCTACATTTCAACTCAATGCAATGATAGAAATGCCAGACACCGGTGGGTTAAAAGGCAATATGTTCAAGAATCAAGATTATGTATTCACTGGACACTTTCATAAACGTCAAGTAAAAGATAACGTAATTTATATTGGTAATGCGTTTCCTCACAACTTCTCAGACAACTGGGATGATGATAGAGGATGGATGTACTTAGAGTGGGATAAAGAACCAGAGTTCTTCACTTGGAAAGATGCACCAAAGTACAGAACAATAGCACTATCAACGTTATTAGATGCACCAGATGAATATCTATTACCTAAAACAAATGTAAAGATAACACTAGATATTGATATTTCTTACGAAGAAGCAAATTTTATTAAGGATACATTTGTAGAAACATACAAGTTACGAGATGTAACATTAGTACCACTCAAAAGCAATGAACACGAAAACGATACTGGTGCTGAAATACATTTTGAAACAATAGATGAAATTGTCGTTTCGCAGTTAGCATCATTAGATGATAATGGTAGTTTTGACAAAAATGTACTTATTGAGATTTATAATAATTTATGAAGAAGATACTAATTACAGGAAGTCGTAAGTACGGCTTGTGTGAGGCTATGTGCAATCTGTTTGACACAATGCCTGACATCGAGTACGAAACTGCAAGTAGAAGTAATGGCTATCAGTTAGATACCAACGATGGACAACACAAATTAGCAGAGTATTATATCAATGAAAACTTTGATGTCTTTATAAACAACTCTGCAATATGGAAATTCCAGCAAGTTATGATTGCTGAGAGCATTTTTAATGCAATGGAATTAGCAGAAAGAAAGGGACATATTATAAACATAGGGTCAACTGCTGACACTGGAGTAAAGGGAAGAAGTTGGAGATATCCAACAGAAAAGAAAGCACTCAAAGCCTATAATAGAGATTTGACTTATAAAGCAATGGGTGGTAGTAATATAAAAACAACACTAATTTCGCCAGGAAGTTTAACAACATCAAGTGTGATGAAGAAACATCCTGACAGAAAACTGATTGATGTCGAATACATTGCAGAGTTAGTAGTATGGGCAATCAATCAACCAGAGTATATCAATGTCAACGAATTGTCGATTGACCCGATACAACATGGAACATACGCAAGAGAGGTATAAGTTTGCTAATAATTAAGAATATAACAATAAGAAATTTTATGAGTGTGGGCAACGTAACCCAGGCTGTAACATTAAACCAAAATGAACTAACTTTAGTTTTGGGTAATAATGTTGATTTAGGTAGTGATGGTGCAAGAAACGGAACTGGTAAGACCACTTTAATCAATGCGTTATCGTACGGTTTATATGGCAAAGCACTTACAAATATTAAACAGAACAATCTAATCAACAAAACCAATGGTAAAGGTATGATGGTTACTGTTGATTTCACATACAACGGAAATGAATATAGAATTGAACGTGGTCGTTCTCCTAATGTATTTCATTTTATGCGTGATGGTATGGAACTCGGTGATAATAACGTAGAGAATGCAGGTCAAGGAGAGATGCGATTGACTCAAGTTGAAGTTGAGAGCATTATTGGTCTTTCTCATGCAATGTTCAAACATATTATTGCATTGAATACTTATACCGAGCCGTTCCTGGCATTACGTGCTGGTGACCAACGTGAACTTATCGAAGAACTTCTAGGAATTACAGAACTCTCTCGTAAAGCAGAAGCACTCAAAGAGATTTCAAAGAACACAAGAGAGCAAATAAAAGAAGAAGAATACTCACTCAAAGGCAAAGAAGATACGAATGCTCGTATTCTTAAAAGCATCAAAGACATTGAACGTAGACAGAAAGTTTGGACAAATAAACAAACAACAGATTTAGTAACATTACAAACCGAACTATCTTCATTAACACATTTAGATATAGAATCTGAACTAAAGAACCATGCTTTGTTAGTTACATATAATGAAAATATGACGGCAAAATCTACAGCAACTTCTTGGATTGATAGCATCGAGTCTGACAACTCAAAACAAAATAAACTAATAGAAAGATTAGATAACGAAATAAAATTAATTGAAGAACACAAATGTCATGCTTGTGGTCAAGAAATTCATGATGAGAAACAAGGCGAGATACTGACAAATAAAAATACACTGAGGAAGGAAGCAGTAGACCAACTTACCGTAAATCAAACTTCATGGACTGAACACAATACTTTAATCGAGGGTATCGGAGATATTGGCGAGAAACCTGTTACTTTCTATCAGACATTATCTGATGCTTACGAACATCAAACTTCTGTAGAGAAATTAGCAGAACAAATAGAACTAAACAAGAACACTGAGGACCCATACGCAGAACAAATAGCAGATATGCGTGATAGTGCCTTAGAAGAAGTAGACTATGGACACATGAATTCATTGGTTTCTTTGCAGGAACACCAAGAATTCTTATTAAAATTACTAACTAACAAAGACAGTTTTATACGTAAAAAGATTATAGACCAGAATTTAAGTTATTTAAATCAACGTCTAGCAAGGTACTTAGACCGACTAGGATTACCACATGATGTTGTATTCCAAAGCGATTTAACAGTAGAAATCACTGAAATGGGTCGTGATTTAGACTTTGATAACTTATCTAGAGGTGAAAGGAATCGACTTATACTAGGTTTAAGTTGGAGTTTCCGTGACATATTTGAGTCATTATACAGCACAATTAACGTGTTATTTGTTGATGAATTGATAGATAGCGGATTAGACACCAATGGTGTTGAGTCCTCACTTGCTGTTCTTAAGAAGATGGCAAGAGATGGAAATAGAAGTGTGTATTTGATATCACACAAAGACGAATTGCAAGGGCGTGTACAAAGCGTTCTAAATGTAATAAAAGAGAATGGTTTTACAAGTTTTTCTCATGAAGAGGAAACTACCACTACAATATAGGAGAAATATATGAGTACAAATGCAGAAATTATGGAAGCAGTTGAAACTTACCAGGCAGAAAATGCTAAGTTTGAAGAAAAGGGTGTAAAAGCCTCAGCCGCTCGTGCCAGAAAGGCATTAGGTAATCTTGGCAAACTTACAAAGGTACGTAGAAAAGAAATCCAAGAAAAAAAGAATAATATGTAAAAAAAATACTAAAACCACTTGACTTTGATGGTCCAGTATGTTAGTATTATATAATCAACGGAAGCCTATGTCTCCTCTAAACCTCTCTCATCGACACTGGCCTCTAGTTGATACTCTATCAGAACGATAGAGGAGTTCGACAAAAGGCCCGGTACCAGAAATGGTATCGGGTTTTTTCTTTTTTGTCTAAATACATCAACGTATCTTTATGAGAGAAATCCCAATGACTAGTAAAAACTATGAAAATTTGAAATGGTTTGCGACATTTATGTTTGTTCTTGCTGGAGTATTGATATCTCTGAATATAGAACAATCTAAATGGGCTTTTCCATTATTCGCAACAGGACATATGACTGTGCTGTTCGTATTTTTAAGATTAAAGGATAAGCCAATGATTTTTCAGAATAGTTTCTTCTTGGCTATTGATTTCTTAGGAATATATCAGTGGTTATTGGCGCCTATATTTTTTGTTTAAGGCTTTTTAGATACTCAGTAAGAATTTTTGAACTTCCCACTCGTACATTGATAATACCATTATAGTATTCATCTGTTTCTAAGACTCTTCGGTCAAATTGTTCTTTTGCTTCTAGGTAACTCATTGCACCACGACTAGGACAGTAGTGGAGTATTTCACGTGTAAATTTATCTTGGCCTAATTTTTTTACATCGGCATTTAAATAGTCAGAAGAACCCCAATAAGTTCTCCAATCACTTTCTTTATATCCACGTCTTTTGTTCTTTCTGCCTTTAAGAGGTGGTTTTGTTGTTTTAAATCGTGATAACTTCTTACCAATGTACTTACGATTATCTACAAGATTTGTAATTATATACACAAATCCCTCAACATTCTCAGGTAATTCATCTACAACTTTATTTTTATATGTCCATTCACTCATGGTGTTCTCATTCTAATAGGTCTAAAGACCTAATATCTTCGGAAATCTTCGATTTCCTCGATATTTCTTTTTTCAATTCAATATTATTTATCCGCTTGTCAGTTCGGAAGACACAATTGCCCATCCGACTGGGCAACTGCTGAGATACTTGTCAAGTTCATCAGACTCTATGTCTAAGTTAGCCACTAGCAATGGCGAGGTCGGTTGGCGATTCCCTCGTAACTTAGTATTGCGTCTTTCGACCCAACGGCACTTTGAATAATCCACATAGAATAAAATATCATCAAAGTTGGTAGTGTTTTTAACCTACCTGCGGTTTGTACATTTCTGTACGGTAAATACTAGTCATTCAATACCTTTAGAGTATTGAATGTTTTGATACAAACAATTTTGTGGTTAACGAGAAGCAGTGTCGGAGTTCACCCAACTTATCCGAACGTATGTAAAATATACGCCCTCAATCCCGAGTCGGCATCCCGACTAACAGTTCCACTATGTAATGCCGTATTAGTTCTTTATTAGTTCTTTGGGGATTTGTATTAGATTTGAATCGATTTATATTAGTTATGTTGAACATACTAACACAAAGGAAAAGGGATGTCAACCCTTTTTGTAACTTTTTTGTATTTTTTTATAAAATAGGTACGCCAGCCTTCTTACTCATCTCAAAATTCTCAGAAACTATATCATTTAGATACGTTATATGATTAATAGGCATATCATGGAGTTCAGATATACTGACGCCACCACGCATATACCAAGTTAGTTTATACAAGGATTTGTGTAGAGATTCAAGTGATTTCTTATAAGACTCTTGTTTCTCTATTACTTCAGTGTCGCTGGCAGTCTTTAACCAGCCGAGGAAAAATTTACAGGATTTAGTTGGAAAGTAACTTTCTCCTTGCTTTTGCATGCCTCACAAGCAAATTCAAACGTTGATATGTCTTGTAAATTTGGAGATGCAACACTTACCGCCTTGTTTACATCGTTTACGACCTTACTTGGAACATTTTCCATAAATTCTTCAATCATTGTATTGTCAGTAACAACTTGGTCAGGTGTTTCAATTCTGTCGATAGAACTTATTAATAGGTCTATGTTCTGTTTTGATACTTTTCTGAAACTGAGAGCAAATTGTTTTGCCATAGCAATTTCATCGCTATCATCACTTTCTCCTGTTTCTTTGATTTTGTTTAATATGCGAGATTGTTCAACTTCCATTAGAGCCAGTGTTGTTAGACTGTCTAATTTTGGCGGAGTTATAAATATTTTTAAATCTTCATGTTCAATTGGAGGAATTTCAGTTATTTCTGGAAACTTTTCAAGAATATGATTGATATCTATATTGTAATCTGCCTTTTCTTTACACTCAGAGCAAGTGTGGGTATGTTGAACGTTTTTGCCATACGTTGCATATTTGATTGCTAGATATATCATTTCTGCATCAACATTGCATAAATTCCTTGGATTTGGAATCACCGGAACACAACTTTTGATGAGATTTATGAGTGCCTCGCCGTTAAGTAGTTCATCGGGATTCTGCATTGATATTTCATCAATAGCAGTCATCGGAAGTATAGGTAACTCGTCCAATACAGTTTTTTCTATTTCTGGATTAAATCTGCCACCGGTTGGAATTTGTACATATATTCCCGGTTTACGGAAATATTTTGATAATGGGTTCTCATTGGTGTTCATTGTTTGTCCTTTTGATAAATACAGTATAATAAGTTAATAATTAAGTATAGACATAACTATCATAATTATTTATCTTTGAGAATAACTACGTAGTTTTATAACACAATTTAGAGGGTTTTCAATGGCAGACGAACAAGATGTTTTTATTACCGGTATAAGCGGCAGTCTTCAGCAATGGTCTACTGAGGCTACAGCAACGAAAATTGCAGGAACATTAAGACAAATTTCAACACAAAACACGTCAATACTCAATTTACTCAATGCAGTAAAGGGTGGCGAACAGTTATCTGCAAAAGAACTTGCCGCAATTAAGGCTGAACTTCGTACAAATAATAGGACTGAAAGCACAAGTGCAAAATCAGAATCAACTGCACGTGGTCAAACTCAAACTTACAGACAAAAGTTCCTTGGTGGATTACAAAGCATGGCAATGAGCGATAAAGAAGTCGCTGACCAACTGCTTAAAAATCAAAAACAACACACTATACATACTAAAAAAATAGAAAATCTTTTGGCAGCCGGAATGTCTAGAGATGAAGCAGAAAAAGCCGTAGACGGCGAAGAGAAAAAAGCAAACTGGAAGAAAATGTCTGCTGTAGCCGCCACCGCTCTGGCGAGTATTGGCGCAGTAAAAGAAGCATCTCAAGTTGGATTTGAACAAAGATTTGATATGGCATCAGAATTACGTCAAACAGGTTTGATGGATGGAATAGGTGGCATGAATGAGGGATTCATCTCAATAGCAAAAACAATTAGTAGTACTGGATTTACCTTTGGTATGGCGGCAGAAATGACTAAAGATTTTGCAAAAACTGTTGGTATAGTGGGAGTAAAGAGTACTTTAGATTTTGTTGACAGCATGGCCAGAGGTCCAGAGGGATTAATGGATAGATTTGCTTTAGAATTTGGTCAAGTAGTTGGTATATCTGGAGAATATCTAGACTCGTTACGACTTTCAGGACAACTTCGAGGTAGGTCAGATGCAGATTTAGCCAGAGGAATGGAAAGTTTCATGTCTAACGTACAGGCAACTTCAAATGTATTAAAAGTTTCAATGGAAGAAGCGGCAACGATATTGAAGAACAGTCTTAGTGACGTTGAAAAAGGTATGTTATTAACTCTTCCAAAAGCAATGCAAGATTCACTGAGGGGGGCGATGTCTTTTGCAGGTGGTATGAATAATCCGATAGGAGATTTATTAGCGGCAAGAATGGGAGCAGGTTCTGAATCGATGTTCCAACAGACTGCAATATTTCAGCAAATGTCGGGAAATGCATTAGGACAACAACTAATACAATTTGTTAATGAAGCCGCTGGACAGTTTACCCAAGGCGGAGATGCACAGTTTCAAAGTTTCATGGCAAATAATTTGCCTGGTGTTGTTCAAGGTTATATGGAACAATATGGGCAAGGCTCTTCAAGAAGTCTCGCATTTGCTAATGATGGTGAAATCTTACAATTATTGGCACAGATAAATCCTATGGCACAAAATATGGCAGAAGTCGCTCAAGGAATCAGTGGCGGCACTCGTGAAGACAAAGCAGTGGTAAACTTTAGAGACGAATTGATACAAGCACTAGCACGAGGCGAAGGTGCGATGAACTCTGTTATGGAAGGATATATTACAAATTTAGAAGCATTAACTGAATCTAATCGAGTAACATCCATTGTTCATGCAGATACTATCGTTGCCAATGCAAATTTGATAGACGGTGCCAATAATATGGCTATAACGGTGGAGAGGGCTGGCAACATTTGGTCTAGAGGAGTATATCAATTCGGTACCATAATGGCCAATATGTTACCTGGCAACAACGAAAACGTAGATTTCATGTCTATTGCTGGTTACACTGAAAGAGTTGACGGAAGTCTAGTGGCAGACCGAAGCGTTCATAGGTCTTTTGCGAAAGATAGTTTAAATTTAGCAGAATCTTTATATGAGCAGAAAGATAAAGGAACATTAACGAAAGATTTCCTTCAAAAGGCAACTGCTGACTATGAAATGTTAGCCAAACAATTATTAGGTACCACGAAGACCGAGTCTTGGTCTCCATGGGGTAAGAATGCTGAAGAACAAAATGCGGCACTTCAAGCAACAATGAACAAGACAATGGCAACATTAAACGCTTTACTCGCCGAGTTTAAACAATAGTAGGATAGGGTTGACAATGAACATGGGATATGTTAATATAAATAGAATTAGGATAAAATTATGACTTGGAAAAAGTACTTTAAAACATATGATGGTGTTCCACGCCCATCTGTAGATTCTGGACCTGCATCAAACAATGCATCCAGTTCAAAATATAGCAGTTGGCTACCAGAAGTCTATATGGGACAACCCAATAGAGCCCAAAGATATGGTCAATATGACCAAATGGACATGGATTCAGAGGTTAATGCGGCGTTAGATACTATCGCAGAATTTTCTACCTTGTTTAGTGAAACTACTAAACTACCATTTAACATTCAATACAATGATGACCCATCGTTTACTGAGAACGAAGTTCTTCAGAAATCACTACGTCAATGGTGTTCAATGAATAAAATGAACCAACGTATTTTTAGAATTTTTAGAAATACAGTCAAATATGGTGACCAATTATTCGTTAGAGACCCAGAAACATATAAACTATATTGGGTAAATCCAGCAAAAGTTGAAAAAGTTGTTGTAAATGAAGGTAAAGGTAAGAAAATTGAAGCCTATTATATCAAAGATTTAGACATCAATATGCAAAGTCTTAACATCACAGCAGACACAGTTAAATTAGCACAGACAGGCCATCAAAAGATGGGTATTCCAAGTTCTACTGCTGGTATGCAACAAAGTTATTCTTCTGGTGCTCCAGAAGGTTCACGTTTCGCACATGATGTTACTACAACGGCGATTGATGCCAAGCATGTTATTCATGTATCTTTAAGTGAAGGTATAGACCAATACTGGCCATTTGGTACAAGTATGCTCGAACCTGTATTTAAAGTATATAAACAAAAAGAATTATTAGAAGACTCAATTATTATCTATCGTGTACAACGTGCGCCAGAACGTAGAGTATTTTACATTGATGTTGGTGATATGCCAACTCATAAAGCACGTCAACACTTAGAACGTATTAAGAATGAAATTCATCAACGAAGAATTCCATCTAAAACAGGTGGTGGTGCTAACGTTGTTGATAGTGCGTACAATCCACTATCAATTATGGAAGATTATTTCTTTGCTCAAACAGCCGAAGGTCGTGGTTCTAAAGTTGAAACACTGCCAGGTGGTGAAAACTTAGGTGAAATTGATGACTTGAAGTTCTTTAATGATAAACTATTAAGAGGTTTGCGTGTCCCACCAAGTTACTTGGGTGGTATGGATGCAAACGGTTCTGCATTTAACGATGGCAGAACTGGTACTGCAATGATACAAGAGTTTAGATTTACAAAATATTGTGAAAGACTACAACAACTTATTGTTGAAGAATTAGATAAAGAATTCAAGATGTTCTTAAAACATCGTGGTGTTTTAATTGAAAGCAGTTCTTTCGACTTATCATTTAATGTTGTTCAGAACTTCGGTAAGTATCGTCAAGCAGAAGTAGACCAAGTAGCAATGAACGTCTTTACGAGTGTAGAAGCGGCTGATTATATCAGTAAACGTTTTGCAATGAAACGTTTCTTAGGATTATCTGAAGAAGAAATCTTAGAAAATGAAGCGATGTGGAAAGAAGAACGTAATGTTGATAATCCACTTCAAGGAAGCGAAGATGGACTTAAAGGTGTTGGAGCATCTCCAGGACCAACAGGTGGCGATTTTGATGGAGGCGATTTTGATGCAGATGACTTAGAAGAACCAGATGAAGAAGGTTCTGTTATTTCTGGTGCCGAAAATGCCGAAGCAGAAACCGAAACAGAAGACGAGAACGCATAAATACTATTATGAAATACGTAGACATAAATGAAAATTATAATCCTGAAGATGATGATTTCACGGCTATCGATTTAGAAGATACTCGTCAAACTCGATTGACTCTTGCCCATCTTTCTAAACTAAGAAAGATTAGAGAATATAGAAAGTTTCAGAAAGCATCAGAAGATGCACAGGTCAAAAAACAATATGGACCTAAAGAGGGCTCATCATCAGGTGGTGGTGGCGGAGAATTAGAGTTATAATACTACAAATTTCATTATATTAAGTATAGTTTTAAAAGATACAAAAACTAACTAAATATCTTATATTCGGCGAAAAAACCGAAAAAACTACTCATTTTACCGTATATTTCCTATATACGACCATAATCCCTATAAATACTTGTGTATGAAACCATCTTTTGCTACAATCCGTAGTATTAGATTGTTCGTTTCTATAACCCTGCCGCAATTGTAGTGGCTATGAAGAAAATATTATTAAGGAGACTTATAATGTCAAGAAGTACACTAGAACAAGTGCTAGAATTGTTAATCAACGAGGAAACTGCTAAAGCCGAGTCGCTTTTACATGACTTTGTTGTTGAACAAGCACGACAAATCCATGAGGATTCTCTTAACGAAAGCGACAGCGTTGTAGAAGAAGAACTTGATGAGATTGATGAAACAGAAGAAGTCGAATCTTTAGAAGATGATGTTCAAGAAGATTCTGACGAGATTGAAAAAGAAGAAATCTTTGATGACGAAGATGACGTTTCTGACGAAGAGGCTATTGATGACTTAGAAATGAGTGATGAAGAAGCACCTGCTGAAGAAATTGAAGATAGAGTTGAAGATTTAGAATCAGCATTATCTGACCTAGAAGCAGAATTTGAAAAAATTATGTCTGGCGAAGAAGACGATGCTACAGATGAAGATGAAGAAGGCGAAGAAGGCGATGAAGGTGATGAAGCACCAATCGACTTAGAGTTGGAAACTAAAGAAGAAGTTGCTCCTGAAGTTTCTGAAACTGAAGAACCAGTTGAAGAAGCAAAAGAAACAGTCGAAGAGGTTGTTGAAGAAGCAGATGATTCTGAAGAGGAAGTAAAAGAGACTTCATCTGAAGATTTAGACGAAGAATCAGAAGAAAAATTGGAAGAGTATACAATCAAAGCAACTGCTAAGCCTGGCGCAGATGGTGATAAAGATTCACCAGTTGCAAAAGACGGTGGCGCTGACGAAAAAGATGCAAAACCAGTTGGACAAGTAGATGGTAACACATCTGGTGGTTCAGCAAAAGCAGAAGATATGAAAACGGGTAATGTTAACACAGTTGGTAATAAGAAAGCACCAGCACCTAGCAAAGCCTAAGTAACAACTCTTTTTGGAGAAACCAATGACCGTTCTTATTGAAAGATTATCACATAATCAAGCAAATGTAAAATCACGTATCGTTGAAAGCGATGATGGTAGCAAGAGTATGTTCATGGAAGGCATTTTCGTCCAAGGTGACGTTAAGAATGCTAACGAACGAGTATACCCGGTGAGTGAAATCAAAAGAGCCGTGGAATCAGTCCAAGCGAAAATCAAGGAAGGATTTCCAGTTCTAGGCGAGTGCGACCACCCACCTGAATTGACAGTAAACGTTGACCGTGTTTCACATATAATTGAAAACATGTGGATGGATGGTCCGAATGGCTTTGGTAAACTCAAAATTGTTCCTACGCCAATGGGTAACATTATCAGAACACTAATCGAGTCGGGTGCCACTTTAGGTGTCTCATCTCGTGGTTCTGGTGAAGTTGACCACGCTGGTAAAGTGAGTAATTATGAGATTATTACAGTCGATATTGTGGCACAGCCAAGTGCCCCGGAAGCATATCCAAAAGCAATATACGAAGGATTAATGAACATGCAAGGTGGATATGATACATGGAAACTTGCACAAAATGTTCAAAACGACAAATACGCACAAAAATATTTGTCAAAAGAAATAGTTAAGTTCATTAGAGAACTTAAACTTTAATAAAGAAGGAGAAGTAACAATGGCAAAAAATGAAATCCTTGCTGGGCTACTTGAGTCAGATGTTTTAAGTGAAGAAGTTTCACAACAAATATCAGAGGCTTGGGAAGCACAAATAAATGAAGCAAGAGAGGAGATAACAGCCGAGTTGCGTGAGGAGTTCGCACAGAAGTTTGAACACGACAAATCAGTTATTGTAGAAGCAATGGATAACATGCTTAATACTGCAATCAAAACTGAAATGGATGAGTTCAAAGCAGACCGTGAGGCTTTAATCGCAGAACGTGTTGCATATAAGAAAGCAATTTCTGAACATGCAAAACTTCTTGAAAGATTCATTACTTCTCAACTAGCAAAAGAAGTTAAGGAACTGAGAGCCGACCGTGCAAAAGTTAACGAACATTTAGACAGAACTAAAGAGTTTGTTGTTAAACAACTTTCACGTGAACTAGCAGAATTCCATAACGATAAACGTGATTTAGTAGAAACTAAAGTACGTATGGTAACCGAAGGTAAAGAGATTCTTAATAAAACTAAGGATTCATTTATCAAACGTTCAGCAGAATTGGTTGAAAAGACAATCAATAAGGCTTTACGTTCTGAATTGGGTGTTCTTAAAGATGACATTCAATCGGCTAAAGAAAACGAGTTTGGCCGTAAAATTTTTGAAACATTCGCAGGCGAATTCATGACTTCACAATTGAGTGAAGGAACTGAAGTTGCTAAGATTACTAAGAAATTAGAAGATTCGGCTACTAAGATTGCGAAGTTGGAAGAAACTATTACTGCAAAAGAAGAAGCCATTACAAGCGCCGAAACTGCACAGAAAGTACTAGAAGACAGAATGGACCGTAAAGAGGTCATGGAAGGTCTTTTAGCACCTCTAGGCAAAGAAAAGCGTGATGTTATGGTTGATTTACTTGAAACAGTAAAAACAACTAATTTAAAGACTGCATTTAAGAAATATTTACCTGCAGTTTTGAATGAGGGCGTCTCTAAGGAGACAAAACAATCGTTAAATGAAGGCAAAGTAACAGAACACACTGGTGACAGAGGTGAAGAACAGATGGTTAGTTCAACACCAGAGTCTCAGAGTAGCGATGCCAATAACATAATCCAGTTAAAGAAATTGGCTGGACTTAAATAAAACCAAAACAAGGAGAGAAAGATGGAAAATCTTTTCGAAGGAAAAAATTGGGACACTACTCGTGAAACACTTCTAGACGGTTTAGAAGGTAACAAACGTGACGTAATGTCATCAGTTTTAGAAAATACAAAACAAGCACTTACAGAAAGTGCTACAGCAGGTGCATCACAGTCTGGTAATATTGCTACTTTAAACAAAGTAATTTTACCAATAATTAGACGTGTTATGCCTACTGTAATAGCAAACGAAATCATCGGCGTACAGCCAATGACTGGTCCAGTTGGACAAATTCACACATTGCGTGTACGTTATGCTGAAACTGTTGGTTCAACAACTGCAGGTTCAGAAGCATTATCACCTTTTGATATTGCTACATCATATTCTGGCGACGGAACAAACGCTCCGGCGGCTACTTCGTCATTAGAAGGTGATGCTGGTAACAAAATGTCAATTCAAGTTCTTAAGCAAACAGTTGAAGCGAAAACTCGTAAACTGTCTGCACGTTGGACTTTTGAAGCGGCACAAGATGCCAATGCAATGCACGGCTTAGATGTTGAAGCAGAAATTATGGCGGCTCTAGCAATGGAAATCACTGCTGAAATCGACCAAGAAATCTTAACATCATTAGGCAACCTTGCTACAGGTTCTGCAACATATGACCAGAGTGCTGTAACAGGTACTCCAACATTTGTTGGTGACGAACATGCGGCTCTTGCAACAATGATGAACAGAGAAGCAAACCTAGTTGCTCAACGTACTCGTAGAGGCGCGGCTAACTGGGCAGTTGTTTCACCTGCGGCACTTACAGTGCTACAGTCTGCAACTACATCAGCATTTGCACGTACTACTGAAGGTACTTTCGAAGCACCTACAAACACTAAGTTTGTTGGTACTTTAAACGGCACAATGAGAATTTATGTTAACACATATGCCTCAGATGCTACACCAGTACTTTTAGGTTATAAAGGTCAAGGCGAAATTGACGCGGCGGCATTCTATTGCCCATACGTTCCACTAATGTCTTCAGGCGTTGTGGTTGACCCAGGCACTTTTGAGCCAGTAGTTTCATTCATGACTCGTTATGGTTATGTTGAATTAAACAACACTGCATCATCACTTGGTAATGCGGCTGACTACGTTTCAAAAATTGCAATGTCAAACCTTTCATTCGTATAATATTTTTATACAACTTGAATATAAAAGGCTCCTTCGGGAGCCTTTTTTATTGCCTGCTTCCAAACGTTGATAAGATAAATACAATAAACGTATAAATTTGGAATAATATAATGGCAGAACGAATATCCTTTGGCGATACTTTAATACTTACAGGCGAAAAATTACTTATAGATAATGATACTAACGATGGTATAATTAAATCTAAGAATGGAATAGTTAGGATTGACGGAAATCTTACGGTATCAGGAACTACAACTACCGTAAATTCGGAAACTGTAACAATAGCAGATAATATAATAGTTCTCAATTCAAACGAGACCGGTTCTCCATTTGAGGATGGTGGTATTGAAATTGAAAGAGGCACATCATCAAACAAATCATTAACGTGGAACGAAACAGATGATAAATGGACAGTAGGTTCAGAATCTTTTGTTGCTGGAACATTTGAGGGCGCCGTAACAGGTGATGTAACAGGCACAGTTTCTAGTTTGGCTAATCACGATACTGATTCTTTGTCAGAAGGTTCAAGGTTATATTATACAGATATTAGAAGTAGAGGCGCAATAAGTGTTAGTGGAGATTTATCATATGATAGTGCAACTGGTATAATTAGTTCTCCTGGTTTAATGCCTCTTACGTTGATTAAAACGTTAACGACAAATTATACACCAGTTACTGCTGACCATGGATATTACATAAGAATAGATTCAACTAGTAATGTTGGAATTACTTTAGTAAGTGATAGTACAGAAAATATTCCAATAGGCACTACAATGATTATTGGTAATTTAAATACAGGTGTAGTTTCAATTTCTGGTGGGGCAGGAGCAATAGTAATTTCGCCAACAGGTTATGCAATTTCCATACAATATGGTAAAGTCACAGTTATGAAAACTGCGGCGAATACTTGGGAAATTAATGGAGACTTAATTTAAGGAGAAAAACATGAATATAAACAATACACAATATTTGGCACATCTTATGGATTCTCATGTGGCTATGAGACCAGATGGCGGGTCATCAAGAGCCGTATTTGCTTCTACTTCTTACGATTGGAAAATTATAATATATGGTGGTACAATGCCAACGGCTTCTGCGTTTGATTCAGGATGGTCCACATTATATAGACCTCATATGTATCAAGGCTCAACAACAAAAACTGCAGGTTCGGAAGTATTAGTAACATATGACGAGGGATTTAGTAAATCTGGAAATACAGTTACTATAGCATCTAGTACACCTTCATCAACATATCATAAAGATGGAACAGCAACCTGGGCAGCCATGTGTCCAAACTTTACCGAGCAAAATTACGGAAATACATATTCAAGTTCTGAGGGAAGTGGCATTGGAAATCCATGGTGGTCAGGCAATCCTATTTCGCCAATAGCGATGTTGGTTGATGTCTCAGAACCGAGCGGTTCAGGAATAGTACAATTAGTAAGCACAACAGTTTCTGGTTCCGCCCCCACTTTTTACACTTGTGCATATACATTAGGAGTATAATAATGGCAGTTTTAAGATTATCAACACAATACAAAAGAATGTGGGCAAATTCATTCGGTACAATAACGACAGCAAACCAGGAGGAAATGGGAAATTGGTGTTTTCACAATGTAAATGGAACACTTGGAGCATCTACAGATGTTACTATATATAGCGGCACCATCAATGATGTAGGCAATAGTACAGTGTTATTAACAGCACAAACAACTCAATCTAGGGTCGAACTAGACGGAAGTGACCATATTATAGTATATGGCTGCCCATCAACTGCCGCAACGGCATCGGGTACTGCTTCGTGGTTTGCATTAGGCGACTGGGCATACGGAACAATAGGAACAGATTCAAGTTCTGACTTAGTGATTGGTACACTTTCGATAACCTCTGGTCAAGAATATACTATTGATAATATAAAGTTTAACTTTACAAATGCTATATAGTTTTGCAGGATTAATTAAGACTTTAGTGGACTACTACTCTTTTGAGGGTAATGAGACTTCAGAGATGCCTGCTATTACTATAACTTCGATAGATAATTCATTTAGTGGCACATCTACTACTGAACTACCAACAATTACTATAACTGGAATAGATAATTCATTTAGTGGTGCATCTACTACTGAGATGCCTATTATTACTATAACTTCGATAGATAATTCATTTAGTGGCACATCTACTGTCGAACTGCCTACTATTACTATCGCCGCTTAATTCCAAACCCATAAGATAAATACATATAATATAACTTATTAGTGTTTTTGGAACAATATAATGGCAGAACAAATCAAATTTGGTGATAGACTATTCCTCACAGGTGAAAAATTAGTACTAGATAATGGTGCAAGTGCAGGCATTATCATGTCTGAAAGCGGCACAATCGAGATTGAAGGCAATCTTATAGTAACTGGTGATACAACAACAGTTAATTCACTTCAAACTAGTTTTGCTGACCCTAAACTTCTAATTAATGGTGACCTTACAGGAGCACCAACTGAAGATGTTGGTATCGAAATTGGTCGTGGCACTTCAGCAAACAAATTCTTAACATGGAATGAAACTTCAGATAAATGGACAGTTGGTTCTGAGAGTTTTGTAGCAGGCACATTTGAAGGCAATCTAACAGGAGATGTTACAGGTGATATTACATCATCTGGTTCTACATTTTCTGGTATAGATATTAATGGTGGAACAATTGATGGTACTCCAATTGGTGGAACTACTCCTGCGGCTGGTAATTTTACTCTTATAACTGGTGACGGAACAGGACTTACTAATATTTTTACGAATTATGATACTGACGATTTAGCAGAGGGTTCAACAAATTTATTCTTTACAAATGAACGTGTAGATGACAGAGTTGATGCATTATTTACATCAGCATACGGAATAACTGGAACTTATAATGATGCAGGTGATGAATTTACTTTAGCATTTGACCCAATCAATGCAGGCTCAGCCATCGCAGTATTAGATACAACAGATACAACTCAAGCAAAATTTAGAACAATACGTGAAGGTCAAGTAGCATCAGGTGGACATGGAGACTTAACAGTTGCTTTGTCTGGTGATGAAATTGTAATTGATACAACTATTCCAATAAATCATGTAGCATATAACTCTTATACTGGTAACGGTACTATTAGTGTCTATACATTGCCATACTCAGTATCACAAGATTGGCAAGTCTTAGTTTATATTGATGGTGAAGTTCAACATCCAGTAACAAACTATGCAATATCTGGCTCAACATTAACATTAACATCTTCGTTGGGTAACGGTGCAGTGATGAATGTTATAAGGATGGCAACAAATTCTGTATCAAGTACTATAACAGATGCAACCACATTGGGTGGAAATCTTCCAGCACACTTTTTAGATTGGGCACAGACTACAGGAACGCCAACTACATTAGCCGGTTATGGAATAACAGATGGTTATGCAAATAGTGATGTTGACTCTCATTTAAATCAATCAAATCCAACATCAGGATATGTTCTTTCTTGGAATGGTTCAGATTATACATGGATTGATAACGCTGGTTACACAGATTCAGATTTTGACACAAGATTTGCAACTAAATCAACAACAAACTTATCAGAAGGTACAAACTTATACTATACAGATGCTCGTTCAAGAGCGGCAATTAGTGTTTCAGGTGACTTATCTTATAACTCATCAACTGGTGTTATTTCATCAAGTGGACTTGCTTCTTCAACAACAGATGATTTAACAGAAGGCTCAACGAATTTATATTACACAACTGCTAGAGCAAATACAGATTTCGATACAAGATTAGCAACAAAAGACACAGATGATTTAACAGAAGGTTCATTAAGTTTATATTATACAGATGCAAGGGTACGAGCAGTTTCACTAGAGCATATTGTAGAAGACACAACACCTCAGTTAGGTGGAACCTTAGATTTAAATACATTTGACCTTACTACAACTGACCCTACAGTTTCATTAACAACAACATTAACACCAACTACGGCACAAGGAACAGTAGCGGCGACAACAGACACAAATTTATCTAATGTAACTATTGCTTTTACAGATGATAATGCCAACGTTGCAAATGCCACGAGTGCTTATACAACTCTTACTAGTACACAAATAACTAATTTAGGATTTAAAGGCGAAATATCATTAACTTACTTTGGTGCGGCCGCTCCTACTAGTAATTTTGTTTGGAGAGACGTATCTGATAGTGCAGAACAAAACGATATGATTTCTGTTTATTCTCCACCTTCAGATGAATACACATTTACATTACCACATGAAACAGGATTTCAAATAGATTCAACTGATGCGGATATTTACTTCAAGCAATATGCTTATGGAGAAATGACAGTAACGACTACAAGTCCACTTACTGGTAGTAATATTCAACTTAGAGATGCTAATGGATTTTATATTGATAAAGACCACGTAACAGTTACTAATATTTCTGGCAATGATTATAAGATTGTTTTTTGGACACACGATGTTAGTGCGGGAGATGTTATTGATGTAGTTAGTCCATCGGCACAAACAGCAATTTTTGAATGGGGTACTGAATCATTTTCTGAACCTGGTTTTGCCTTAACTTCTGAGGGTTTCTCAGTAACATCATCTACTAATGATATTTTTGCATTGGGTGATTTAGAGATTACAACAGGTAGTACAACAGGAGAAGTTGTAGGTTGGGCAGTTTATGACCATCCTACTAATAATGCAATAATTTCTGGATTAACAACAGTTACGATAGACGGAACTGGATATCAAACGGCATTAACAACCACTGAAGTTCCAATTTTAATGACAGGTAATGCAGGCACTTCAAACGAACTTAGTATAGCAGTTGGTGGTCCACTGACTACAGTTGCAGATGCAAGACTTTGGTTAATAGATAGTTCTGGAGATTTAATTTATAAATTCCCAGCGGCAGATGGAACAGCAAATCAAGTAATGAAGACTGATGGTGCAGGCGACATTTCTTGGGCAACACAAAATACAGATGATGTTACAGAAGGTTCAACAAATCTATATTACACAGATGCTAGAGCAGATGCAAGGGCACAATTAAAAATTGATGCTTTAGTTGGTGGAGCATCAGCGGCCTTCGATACATTAGTAGAAATTGAAAACGCAATGGCTACTGATACTGAATTGACCAATGCAATTGCGGCACTAAATCACGATAGTCTTTCTGGTTTTGTAGCAAACGAACACATTGACTGGACATCAGCATCAGCAGGTACTATTCATGCTAGTAATTATACAGATACAAATACAGACACGACTTATACAGCAGGTACAAATGTAACTATAAGTGGTTCTAACGTTATATCTGCAACAGATACTAATACAACATATGTCGATTCAGATTGGAATCATGACAATTTAACTGGCTTTGTTGCAAATGAACACATAGATTGGACTTCAGCCTCAGCAGGCACTATTCATGCTAGTAATTACACAAACACTGGAGATACAACATACACAGCAAGTGGAACTGGACTTACTCTTGTTGGAACAGTATTCAGTAATACTGCTCCAGACCAAACAGTATCATTAACAGGAACAGGTGCTACTACTGTTACAGGAACATATCCTAACTTTACTATTGATAGTACAAATACGACTACAAGTATTACAGGTGATATAATTCCAGCAACAGATAATACATATGATTTAGGAAGTTCTGCTAAGAAGTATGCTAACATATATGGTCATTCAGTTCACGCAACATATGCCGATTTGGCAGAACGATACGCAACTGACGTTCCTTATGAATCTGGAACAGTTGTAATATTGGGTGGAGAGGCAGAGATAACAGTAACGTCAGAAGCAAGAGATGTTGCAGTTGCTGGTGTAATCTCAACAAACCCAGCAGTAAAATTAAATGCAGATGCCGGTAATTCAGAAACACATCCTTATGTAGCATTAAGAGGAAGAGTTCCATGTAAGATGATTGGTCCAGTATCTAAAGGTGACCTAATCGTAACAGCAGACAATGAGCCGGGTTATGCTCAAAGTATAGGCAAAGAGAACGCAGGTCGTTCAGTCTTTGCAAAATCAATAGAAACAGACTTAACAGAAGGTAAAAGATTAATAGAGGTAGTTATTCTATAATTAACTCAGTTTATAATAAAATTAACTGTAAGTATTGCTTTTCCACTTATTTCGATAAATACTCTTGTAACAGGAAGATAAAGGGTCCTGTTGCAATTCCCACGTAGAAGATGAAATTTTTTATCTTATACTAGGCTAACCTTTGTCTTAGTCGGAGGATGTTTTAAAGTGAGAAGTAAAGATATATTCTAGCAACATTCTTATTAACACAATATGGAATGGTAACATTCTTAAATATTTTATAAAATATAAATAAACGGGAGAAAACGAAAATGGCAGCATATGCAATTCAATTCCGACGTGGTACAACTACTGAACACAACTCCTTTACTGGTTTAGCCGGTGAGGTTACAGTTGACACAGATAAAAATACAGTTGTTGTCCATAACGGTTCAACAGCAGGTGGATACGCCTTGGCACTTGAAGGTGCCGCAGTATCAACGACAACAGGTACGTTCACAAGCAACGTAACAGTTGGCGGAACATTGGCAGTTACTGGTGGTAACTTGACAATGACTGGGCACATTTTGCCTAGTGCAAACGTAACTTATGATTTAGGCTCATCAAGTATGATGTGGAAAGACATCTACGTTGGTCCTGGCTCATTATATGTTAATGGTAAAAAAGTTATCGAAGATGACTCTGGCGCAATTAACATTACTACAGACAACAACGAAGACCTTAAATTAACTACTACTGGTACTGGTACGTTAAAATTCATTTCAGGTAATGGTATTAACTTTACTGGTGAATTAGGTGCAGTATCTGGTGATTTACAAATCGGTGACCATATCGATATGAATTCATCATTAATTAAAGAACTAGCAACTCCAGTTTCTGGCACAGATGCGGCGAATAAAACTTACGTTGATACAACGTCAGCAAGTGCGGTAACAGGTGGTGCAAACGCAGGTTCTTTTACTACAGTAACAACAACAGGTAACGCTACTATTGGTGGCAACTTGACAGTTTCTGGTACAACTACGTACATTGCAACTGAGGCTATAACATTAGCAGATAATCTATTCATAATCAATTCAAACGCAACTGGTTCTCCTACAGAGAATGGTGGTTTTGAAGTTGAGCGTGGTGATTCTCTAAACGTTCAGTTCTTATGGAACGAAACAGATGACAGATGGACAGTAGGCGCACAGAATTTTCATTCAGGTGCAAACATTACTGCTTCTACATTAACTGGTGATTTAACTGGTGATGTAACTGGTGACTTAACTGGTGATGTAACTGGTGATGTAACTGGTAACTTAACTGGTAACGTAACTGGTAACACTTCAGGTAGTGCAGGTACTGTAACAAGTATTGCGGCTCATCTTAAAGATGAAGACGATATGGCTTCAGATAGTGCTACTCACGTTCCTTCACAACAATCAGTTAAAAAATATGTTGATGATTCAATATTAACGAAAGATAATACTGACGAAATTACTGAAGGTTCAACTAATCTTTATCATACAACTGCAAGAGCAAGAGCGGCAATTTCTGCTTCTGGTTCTTTAAGTTATAACTCAACATCTGGTGTTATGTCATTCACAATGAATGATGAAACAGTTCAGGATATTGTTGGTGCAATGATTACAGGTAACACTGAAACAGGTGTTGCAGTAACTTATGATGATGCAGATGGTACTTTAGACTTTGTTGTAGCAAGTCAAACTGACGAAAACTTTACAACAGCAGACCATGCCAAATTAGATGGTATCGAAGCAAGTGCGACAGCAGACCAAACTGATGCAGAAATCAGAACGGCAGTTGGAGCGGCTTCAGACTCAAACATCTTCACTGATGCTGACCATAGCAAATTAGATGCTATCGAGGCTACAGCAGATGTTACAGATGCTACTAACGTAGCGGCGGCTGGTGCAGTTATGGAATCTGATGCAACAACGGCAGCAATGACGTTTGTTAAAGATGAAGATAACATGGCTTCAGACAGTGCTACTCATTTAGCAACACAACAATCTATCAAGGCTTATGCAGATGCAGGTGATGCCTCAACATTATCATCAGCACAATCATATGCAGATACGGCAGAAGCAGATGCGAAAACTTATGCAGACGCGGCCGTAGCGGCAATCGTTGACTCGGCTCCAGGTACATTAGATACTTTGAACGAATTAGCGGCGGCTCTAGGTGATGATGCCAACTATGCGACAACTACTACAGCGGCAATAGCAACTAAGTTGCCATTAGCAGGTGGTACAATGACGGGTGACATCGCAATGGGTGGTAATGATATCACTGGTGGCGGTGACGCAACATTTACTAACTTCAACGGTACGGCGACATATGCAAAATATGCCGACCTTGCTGAGAGATATGCGGCAGACGCCATATATGAAGAAGGTACAGTAATGACATTTGGTGGTGAAGCAGAAGTAACTTCTGCTCAAGGTTATGGTTCAACAGCAATTGCAGGCGTAGTTTCTACTAAGCCAGCGGTAGCAATGAACTCAGAAGCCGGTTCATCAGAAACTCATCCATATATTGCTCTACAAGGACGTGTTCCATGTAAAGTAACAGGCACAGTTTCTAAAGGTGACATTCTAGTTGCATCTGAAGTTTCAGGTACAGCAACTAAGTGGTTAGAAGATTCAGTAGACCCTCGTATGACAGCATACGTTGGTATTGCTATTGAAGATAAGACTACTGATGGCGAAGGCTATGTTGAAGTTAAAGTAGGTAAGTAATAATTAATTAATACTTTTTACTAAGATTTTAAAATGAAAAAGGGAACCGAAAGGTTCCCTTTTTTAATACAAGCAAAATAGGTGGGACTATGGATTTACCCACAAGTGAGGACGCAGATACCATTCTGAAACCTCAACAACCTAACCCCGCCAGTGACTGCGATGTGACTCCCTCTGTTTTCCAGATAAAGCCTGGGTACCACCCCTGGTTAGTCAAGTTCGACTCTCTGGTGAAAGCCTCTTCCTTGCACTATTAACAAAAGTTAATTAGACTTTTGCTACTTATAATTTAATAATAGCACAGGTTCGAACCAGTGTCAACCACTTTTTTTAATTATTTTTAATTATTTGAAGATTTTTTTGATAGTTGTACAGAAAGTGTTGGTCCCCTTAGGGTCCAAGGGTAATGAGTTCTCGTTAATCCACTCAGGAAACTTCTCAAACAGTGTTTTCCACTGAATCATTTCATTATATAGGTCTACTATCTTCTTTAGATGTTCAGTAGTATTAGGATAATTGTGTTCTCTTTTTAGTTTATTGACTCTTTGTTTACATTCATCTAAGTCTGATAAATCTCGGTCAATTGCGTCAATTATATGTTCAAAAGATTCTATATCTTTGAATTTGTTAATTAGGAACTGATGATGTTTGTTCTTGGGTTTGCCATCATACAGAAACATAATCTCTTGTAAATCATAATACAATGCCTTTACTGGATTGATACTTTCTCTGTATCTTTTCATTATTTCATCAATAGCAAATTCTGAACTTTCGGTAGATAAGTTTTCGAGTACACTTATAGCCAGTATATTAATACGTTGACTACTTGCTGATAATGCCTTCGTTGAATCTTCTTTAACTTTCGCAATGACAATATCCACAAGACGAGCCTCGGTATCATCTAAATCTCTTTTTAGATACTCTACATGGCCAGGGCTTGAATGAACGATTGTTCTTCTTAGGCTATCCGTAACTCTTTCACCTTTAAGAACTTGTTTACAGTCACGGATGAATCGTTGTCTTTCTAAATTGATAATATGATTCACTATGTCTCCTCAAAACTTCTCTTACAGTGATATTTAGGATGATTTGACTAGTCTCAAAGTGACGATATAATTTCTTTAATGATTTTTAATTTTTTCTTTCTGAATAAGGTACGTCTTGTACCGGGATGTAATGGTTTGGGCACATAGTTAGTTTCAACCCATGCATATCCGCCTGATTCGTGATTTGTTTTTGGTATGAATTCTTTTTTAACTAATATAACAAAAGAGTAATAACTGAATTCGCCATTCCTTGTATGATATTGGTCTAATGGATATATCTTAATGACATCTTTTTCAACACTTATATCTAATTCTTCTGTTATTTCTCGTAGTAAGGTTTGTGCTATGTTTTCTTTATCTTCAACTTTCCCACCAAAGAATCCCCAATTTCTTGGAAATGAACCATCTAATGCTCTCTGTTGAAGAAGTATTCTATTTGTGTCTTTTGCGACTATACAACCGCCTGCCGCTCTAATTCTTGAAACTTTCATTATGGGGTCACTACTAATTCTAATCTCCAGTATCCACCATCATATATTCCTTGATAAGTGTCCGTCCATTCTCCCTTTTCAAATTTAAATTGTTGAGAAGAATATGTATTTGTTACGTATTCACGTGTTTCGTTAGCACTGGCATCAAAACTTTTTACCCATGCTGTTCCGTTATATTCTAAAATGTCACCAGTATCAATTTCAATTCCCCAAACACTAGTGGCTTTAGCAGAATCTAAAGTTAGATATCTTTGTCCTGATGCTTCAACTGGAATACCATTAAATCCTGGTTTTGCTGTAGAGGCATTAATAATTCTATCTACAGAAGTTACCGTGTTTGTTGGTAGAGTTGCTGGGTCTATTGTAAACTGTAATGCATTATCTACACCAGTAACAGTTGATAATGTACCGATAACATCGGCATTAAGGTCTTCTACTTCTCCATGATATTTTAATCGAAGTCTTGATACTCCATCGTCTAATGTGCCATAATCTTTAAGAACAGTTGCCCATGCTATGTTATCATCATAGTTTCCATTTGCATATGGACTACACCATACATCACTACCATTTTCATAAACTCGTAAAGCATAATTGTGTGGTGTTACAATGACACTTGATTGTGCCTTTAAGTCGGCAAAGAATTCAAATGCATCTGGGTCATAATCAATTGTATCTAAATCTGTATATGTATAGATGTTGTTGATAATATTTCTAACTACATTCTGTCTTGTTACTTGTGCTGGTGGATTAATCCATACAGGAATCTGAAAAATCATTGTTGCGATATCAATTTGGTCTTCAACACCTGCTGGTATTCCTCTACTTGTCCATTGTAGGTCAGTCATTTCTACTACTGTAATAGTAGTCCAGTCTACAGGATTATCGTTGTGTTGTATTTCTAATGCTGGATTGAATAATACTAGCATTTGCTCAAGCAATTGAAGTTTTTGGTCTGTATTAGAAGTCCAAACATCAACTTGCATGTTCAATAAGTAAGGAACTGGCATTAATCGTTTTACACTATATTTGTTACCAGGCTCGTTAGTATAAGCATTTGTAGTAGAATCAAATGCCCTTTCATTAACACTTACAGCATCATTGAAAAATGGCTCTTGTAGTCTTTGTCTATCTGGTTGTAAACTTTGTACATGGGCCGCAATAAATGGCGCAGAGTTTACTACGTTCTCAGAGTTTCCTTTGAGAATAGTTGCCGCCATTCTTGATACATCTCCGTATCTTGCTGGAACTCTGATATAATAATCAGTTGTCCCATCATCCATTTTGCTTCCAGTTTTAACTGTGAATCCACTAAACATTCTAATAAATTGTAGAATGTATCTTCGAATCTGATTGTCATAGAAATGAGTTTGTGCCATATTAGTCTACCTTTGGTCTTACTGCTTTTGACAGATTTACTTTTGATGTGATAATAGTACCATCATCTAGTTTTACTGTGCCTGCATTATTAATAAATTGATTATGTAGTGCGTGTCCAACTTCCCATGCTCCATCATCATCGTTAATTCTGTACCATTTATTCTCTCTATATTGAAATAATCTTGATGGAGTATAATCCGTTCTTAAGAAATATGAATCATCAGATGGAGAATCTGGGAATTTCTTTCCAGAGTCTACTGTTGCATAATCTACATCATCTGGATGATTACCTGGTGTTGCATACATTAAATTGTTTGTTCTGTAGTCCCAATATTTTCCAGGAACATTATCGGCTGCCTCTTGTACGACAGCATCAGTGATTTGTAATTCTTTATTGTAAGTAGATAGAACATTTTTCAAGTCAGCGGCATCTTCACCAGTACCAAGAATATCTTTGTATTCTTGTGTATCTTGTAATTGTTTACAACGAACTCGCCAAATATGTGGCCACCAACCAGCATCAAAACCCTCAGCACTTCTTGTTGCTTCTTGTACAACCCAATATTGGTTGACAGCATCCGGGTCTTTACCATCGTTTCCTTCTAACATCATGTCTTCACGCATGTGAGGAAGTTCTATTACATCACCAGTCATTATTTTACGACCTAGTAAATTTACCATTTCGTTTAAATGGAGAGTAAACACTTGTTGGTCATTACCTAGAAACATTCCGAATTGTGATAATTCGAAATCTTGGTCAGATACAGTATATACGCCTCGTAAGTCGTACAAATCTTTCTCGTATTTTCTATCTCTGTTCTCTAAAAAGAGTAAATCTTGTATTGCAGGTGACGCCGGGTCATAGTCTGCGGCAGTTTTATCTTGTGAACCGATATACTTATGAATTAGCAAAGATGTCCCGCCATGGTCAAAGTGTGCTTTCACTTGTTTGTCGATAAATTTATAATCGTTACCTTTTTTAGAATTCCATAGGCTAAGTCTTGCCATAATAAATGTTCTCCATAATTTGACTTCTATGTGTATTTATCTTATAATATAACAATATAATTTTTAATTTATAAATAAACATTTAGGAAGGTACGAAACGATGAATTTAGATGATAACACTGGATATGTCTCAATAAAAGAACTTATTCCATCATTTGTTGTACAACAGTTTAAACTATGGGCGATGAACCCTGCTAATATACATCGTGGTAACGCTGTAAATGGGGTATACTACGCAAAACACAGAAAAGGTAGGGAATATAACGTCTGTTGGAGTAAAGAGCCTCCTCGTGAAATGTGGCAACCCATAGTAGATAGACTGAGTACATACATTAATGCAATGTTTAAGGGCAAAGAATGGGATATTCATATTGTCGATACGATTACGACAAGACCTGGAAGTGCCAAGATTAGGGCACATATTGATACTCCTTATAGATTTGAAGATTTTGCTCGTACATCGAATGATGAATTATTTGGTGTACAGATTATTATTCCATTAGACCCATTTACATTACAGAATGGTGCTACTTGTATTTTGCCTGGTTCACATAAAAGTAGATTTTATTATAAAGATATAGAAGATAATCAGGAAGAATATAATAATTTATTAACGACACAAGGTTTTCAATTTGTTTCAAATCCTGGTGATGCGTTAATATATAATTCGAGAACATTGCATAGTACGATGCCGAATAACAGTAATGAATTTAGAAGTGCAATACTCATTAACGCACTTGATGTAAACATAATAAAAAGAATTAGAGAAGTAGATATGAATACGAAAACAGCAAGATTTGATAATAAAACACACAAAACTTGACAAAATTAAAGGGTTAGAATATAATATCTATCTATATTGATATATAAAAAGATGAGAGACTAGTGACAACAGCAATGATAAGACGAAAAAAGAAATCAACGAAAGGAAGATATTCTGATGAGGCATTTACAGGTTCTGAACCAGACTGGACGGATTCGGATAAATGGTCAGCGGAACGTTATTATAGAGAACGTTCACGTACTTCTCAATATTATAGTTATTATTATAAAACAAAAGATTTTATTTCATGGGTTGCAGATTGGATGTTATCTAATGGATATACCAAAGAAGATGTCACATCATATAAAGCGGCACCAGAGTGGCGAACGAGAGCAACATTAGGTGGCTCTGTAAGAGCATTATCAAGAGGAATGCCAGAGAATCATAAAGGAATTCCAGAATATTTTAAAACAATGAGTGGTATTATGAATCCTGAAAAAGGATTAAGAGATGTAAGTGAAGAGGTTAGGAATGATATAAATGAAATCATTGAAATTGGTAAAAAAATTAAAATAGAAAAAGAAGAAGAACAAAAAACTAAAGTTAAGAAAAAAAGACTTTCTATCCAAGAACTTTTAGAAAAGAAGTCAATAGAGATGGCATGGGATATTGATGATTTTGTTTATGATTATGACGGTTCAAAAGAAATGTTGGCTAAATTCAATCCTCAAAAATTGTTATTAGTTGTTGGTGCAAAACCAAATCATGCTAAAGTTATATCAAAATTATATGAACCAATGTTTAATGAATTTGATGAACTTCTTAATCCACCAGACATTAAAAAGATGAGTGACCACGAAAAAGATATGCATGGACAACTCAAAGAAGGTTATTCTCATATGTCTAAGTCTGAAATAAAAAATCATTACAAGATGTTTAAGATGATAGGAGATGCATGTGAGAACATTATATTAAAAGGAAAAGCAACAAGAAAACCACGTAAGAAAAAATTAATAAGCAAAGAGAAACAAATCAAAAATTTCAAATATTTAGACCATCACGCAGACACAAAATCAATTAGTGTTCATCCAACTGAATTAATAGGGGCAAACGGCGCCGTTGTATATAATTCTAAGACAAGAAAATTAGGAATATATCATGCACGAAATATTGACCCTATGGGATTAAAAAGAGAGGGCTCAGGATTAAGTGTTAAAGGAACAACTATTAAAGGATTTAGTGAAGAAAAAAGTGTATGTAAGACACTTAGAAAGCCACTTGACCAGTTAGCAGTCTTCAAAAAGGGTGCAAAACGTACAATAATCAAAGAATTTGATGCTATTAACAGTGTTGAGATTAAAATGAATGGAAGATGCAATGTCCATTGTTTGATTATAAAAGTTTTTTGATAAATACTGTTATAAGTAGTTTACTATAAACGTATTTGAGGGTCCAGAATGGCAAAACAACGCAATAAGATAAAAAACGATGTAATTAAACAGATTAGACTGTTACTTGGTGACGGTATGGTCGATATCGAATTAGACCCAGAACACTATGACCTTTCTATTGATATTGCATTAGATAAGATAAGACAACGTTCAGAGAACGCAGTACAAGAAGATTTTTATTCTATTGAACTAAAGAAAGAAGTAGAAGAATATACTCTTCCTACAGAAATAACAGAAGTTAAAAAGATACATCATCGTTCTTTTGGACATGGTATATCCTCTGGTGTTGATATGGACCCATTTGAATTAGCATATGCGAATTCATATTTCTTTATGAACAATCACGTTGGTGGTATATCAACATACGAATTATTCTCTCAGTACCGTGAAACTCTAAACAGAGTTGCGGCAACTGATATTCAATATATTTGGAATCCAACCACTCATAAATTAAAACTCTTAAGAAAAATGAGAGCAGATGAGATGGTTCTTCTTCATGTTTACTTAGAACGTTCGGCAGACCAATTACTAACAGACCCATATTTAAAATCATGGATGAGAGATTACTCAACTGCTTATTGCAAGAAGATGATTGGTGAGGCACGTTCTAAATTTGCTACACTTCCTGGCGCACAAGGTGGAGTTTCATTAAATGGTGATGCCTTAAAAGCAGATGCAATGGCAGATATAGAGAAATTAGAAACTGAATTGAAACTATATATCGATGGTTCAGCACCCCTTGGTGTTATGATTGGCTAATAAAATAGTTAATTTCGTTAACAACCATCTTAATTTACCCCTTTATTTGATAAATAAGAGTGTAGGGTAAAGAAACCCTAACAGAAAAAGCAAAGAGATATTATCTCGGAGTTTAAAATAATAACATTTCTTAAGGAGAAATAAAATGGCAGCAATAGCAAAAGCAGGTAACGGATTAGGTTCGATTACTACAGTTTTAGTTTCAGATGCTTCAGTAGCCGACCAAGCGGCTTTAGATGCAGTTTCGGCGGCATTACAAAACGCAGGTCACACAGTTGCAGGTATTGATGGCGCCCACGGTGGCACAATGCACTTCGCAGTTCAAGGTGGACCAGATGCTTCAGGTTACTCAGCAACAGTTATGGGTCAGGCTCTTTCAGCAGTTTGTACTTTTAACAACTAAGAAGTTTAATAATATTTAAGTGAAAAAGCCCTCTTATGAGGGCTTTTTTTATGTATAAACATAACTTTTCCCCCTTTTTTCATAAATACAAATGTAAGTGATAAAGAAAAACACTTACGATACTTGAGATATCTTCCGAGTATTCAAATGCATGAGTCTATTCCGTGCAGTGCCTTGAGAATCCTTCCGAGGTATAAAAAATATAAAAAACTAAAATATGAAAATAAACATTTTTGTGTTTGTTATTCCGTGTATGATATATGGAATAATTAATTTAAATGGCTTATTATAGGAGATAATAATGGCTAATATAAAAAACTTTGGTATCCGTGGTATTGGTGCTGACGTTCAGTTTGGTAAGTCGGGTGGCCGAGTCGTATACGATTCAGGTAACTCACTTTTCAAAGTAACGACAGACGGTACAACGTTGGGCAAACTTAGTGTTGCAACTCCAACTTCGGATAACCATGTAGCAAACAAGAGTTATGTTGACTCAGTTGCTTCAGGATTGGATGTAAAAGATTCAGTTCGTGCGGCTTCTACAGGTAACGTAACCCTAACGGCTCCAGGTGCATCAATTGACGGTGTTACACTGGCGGCTAACGACAGAGTTCTATTGAAAAATCAGAGTTCTGGCGATGAAAACGGTATCTACGTATGGACAGCACTTGACGCCACTATGGCTCGTGCTTCTGATATGGATGGTACTGATGAGTTTGTTGGCGCTTTTTTCTTTGTTGAAGAAGGTACTATAAACTCAGACCAAGGTTTCGTATGTTCAACTAACGGTACAATCGTTGTTGATACTACGTCTATCGCTTTTACACAGTTCACAGGTACTGGACAACTTACAGCAGGTAGTGGTTTATCTAAATCAGGTAACACAATGTCTGTCAATGTTGACGATACTTATGTAAGAATTGTTGGCGATGACCTTACTCTTAAAGGTACAGGTACAACAGGTGAAGTACTTCGTTCAGATGGTTCAAGCGGCGTTGCCTATGGCGCGGTTGACTTAACTAACTCGAATGCAGTTACTGGCGCACTAGGACTAGTAAATGGTGGTCTAGGTGTTGACGCTTCAAGTGGTGGTGGTAAAACTACTGCTCGTTCAAACTTAGGTTTGGGCTCGATGGCGGTTCAGGATTCAACTGGTGTTACAATCACTGGCGGTTCAATTGACATCTCTAGTGGTACTTTAACTCTAGCAAACGACCAAATCTCTGGTGACAAAGTTTCTGGCGGTACAATTGATGGTGCTAACCTTTCAGGTGGCGTTTCAAAAACTATCTCTGCTTACGATGTTACTATTGGTGCTGGTAAGACGTTAGACGTTGACGGCGTTGTTGATATTGATGCTTCAAGTGGTAACATTGATAATGTTGCTATTGGTGGTACAACTTCAGCGGCTGGTACGTTTACAACTATGACATCTGGTTCAGTTGACATTAATGGTGGTGCTATTGACGGCGTTACTATTGGTGGTGCTGTTGCAGGTGCTATTACAGGTACTAACATATCTGCTTCAGGTACTCTGAAGACAAACACACTAGACAACTATTCTGGTACTGACATTGCAGTTTCGGCTCCAATGAATATTACTGGTAATGTTGGTGTAACTGGTTCAGTTACGGCTACAACATCAATGATTACAGACACAATTGCAGAAAGAACTGGCGCGGCTGGTGTTACTGCTGATGGTGTTTTACTTAAAGATGGTAATGTAACCGCTACTTTAACTGGTAATGTAACTGGTGATGTAACTGGTGACCTAACAGGTAATTCTGCTGGTGTTCATACAGGTGCAGTAACTGGTAATGTAACTGGTAATACTGCTGGTACACATACTGGTTCGGTTAATGTTTCAGGTGATACTTTAACACTTGCGGCTGACCAAATCTCTGGTGATAAAGTTCACGGTGGTACAATTTCTAACTTTGCTTCAACTGGTATTGATGATAACGCAGACCAAACAGTCCTAACTTTAGGTGCTGATGAGTCGGCTCAATTTGCTGGTGCGGTAACAGTTGCTGGTAACCTAACAGTTGAAGGTACTTTAACTTCAATTGAAACTACTAACACTGCTATTACTGATAACACGATTGTTTTAAACAGTGGTGAATCAGGTGCGGCTGTTACAGCAGGTACATCAGGTATTGAAATTGACCGTGGTAGTTCAGACAACGCTACTGTTCTTTGGAACGATACTGGCGATTTGTTTGAAATGAAAGTTGGCACAGCATATGCAAACTTTAAAGCAAACGGCATAACTGGTGATTTAACTGGTGACGTAACTGGTGATTTAACTGGTGACGTAACAGGTGATGTAACTGGTGATGTAACTGGTGACTTAACTGGTAATAGTGCTGGTGTTCACACAGGTAATGTAACTGGTAACTTAACTGGTAACAGTGCAGGTGTTCATACTGGTAATGTAACTGGTAACTTAACTGGTAACAGTGCAGGTGTTCACACAGGCGCAGTAACTGGTGATGTAACTGGTGATTTAACAGGTGATGTAACTGGTGATTTAACTGGTGACTCTGCTGGTACTCATACTGGCGCAGTTGTTGGTAACGTAACTGGTAACATAACTTCAACAGGTAGTTCAGCATTTTCATCTATTGATGTAAATGGTGGTGCTATTGATGGTACTACAATCGGTGCTAACACATCGGCTGCCGGTACTTTCTCAACAATGACAACAGCAAGTGCGGCTATAACAGGTGGTACTGCGTCATTGACAACAGCCACAGCAACTAATCTAAACTCGGGTAACGCTACTATAACAGGTGGTGCTATTTCTGGTGCGACAGTTGATATGACTGGCAAAACATTGACATTAGACAATGATGCAATTTCAGGTGATAAGATTCACGCAGGTACTATTTCAGGTGCTTCATTAGCCGGTTCTGCCGACACAATGAGTGGCTATGATATTACTGTTGGCGCTGGTCGTACAATAGATGTATCTTCGGGTACTCTAACATTAGCGGCAAACCAGATTTCTGGTAACTCTGTTGATGGTGGTACAATCTCTACATTTGCTTCAACTGGTATTGATGACAATGCTACAGCAACTAAGTTAACACTTACAGACTCGGCGGCAACATTTGGTGTTGCTGGTGACTTTGGTGCTAACGACCTAGATGCAGGTGCTTCGACACTTGCTTCTCTATCAGTAACTGGAAACGCTTCAGTAACTGGTAACCTTACAGTTTCAGGTTCTGTGACAACTACTTTATCTGAGACAGTGAACATTGAAGATAACATTATCGTTCTTAACTCGAACCATACTGGCGCGGCTACTGTTGATGCTGGTATTTCGATTGAACGTGGTGCTTCTGACGATGCTCACATTATGTGGAACGAAACAACTAACAAATTTAACCTACTTGAAGGTTCAGCGGCTGCTGACCTTGTAATTGGTGACCTAACTGTTAGTGAAATCGCTCTTACAAACGAACTTCCATTAACAATGGGTGGTACTCATACTGATACTTCAGGTTATGCGGCTAACTCAATTATGTTAATGAGTGGTTCTGCAGGCGTTTCTGAACTTGCAAAAGGCGGAAACTCAACTGTACTTAAAGTTGCTTCAAATGGTTCTCTTGGTTATGCTAAAGTCGATTTGACTGCTGACATAACTGGCACTCTTCCTATAGCGAATGGTGGTACAGGAATCACATCAGCAGGTTCTGATAATAAAGTTATGATGTCAGACGGTTCTGCATTAGGTATGGAATATGTACAACACGTACGTAATTCATCTGGTGTAGTTGCGTTAGACGGCTCTGGCGTATCTTCAGGTTCTGGTGAATACATTGCGTTGACAAACGCAACTGGTAAAGTAACACTAACTGCCAAAAATGCGGCTGGTTCTGGTGCTGTAGATATGTATCTACAAGGTCAAGCCGGCGGTGACGTATTTATTGTTGGTCAATCAGGCGAAGCCTTAATTCAAGGTGAAGACGATGCTGACTTAACAGTAGGTGGTGGTGATGCTTCTGGTGGCGCGGCTGGTGACTTAATCCTTAAAGGTGGTAACGGTACAGGCGGTAACGCCTCTGGTGCAGTTATCGTTAAAGGTGGTAACGGCGGCTCAGCAGACGGAAACGTACAGATTAAAGGTGCAGATGACACAGCAATCGCTACTTTTGTAGAGACTGCAAGTGGAACTGACTCTTTGACTGTAACTAACGGTATTGGCGGTGTAGAACTAGCAATGGCTGGTGGTACAAACATCAATATGAATCTTGCTCCTAAAGGGTCTGGTCTAGTACTAGCACCTTCAGGTTATGATATGTCAGGTGGTGCGGACCACGCACTAGCATCTAAAGGATATGTTGACACGAAAGCGTCAGAATCAGGTTCTTCAGGTACAAGACGTGTATCATTCTCAGCAAATGGTTCATCTTCATTTACAATTGGCACAATGGCTAACATTGCAGGCAAGTCTTACTACGTAAAACGTGTTACTGCTAAAGTTACTACTGCGTTTGTTGGATGTGATGAGTTAGTTGTCGGCGACGGCACAAATACTCTAATGGCTACAACTGAAGCAGACCTTTCTGAGGTTGGTTTATATATTGTAGACTTAGGTTTTGAAAACGCAACAACAGGTGGTGCAACTATTACTGGAACACTTCAGAATGGCGGCGCATCTGCTTCACCAACAGTTGGTGCTGTGATTGTTACAGCAGAATACAAGCAAATCTAATTTGTAAGTAATCTGTAATAACTGTTACCATCAAGGTGATATTTAAAGGGGAACTTCGTGTTCCCCTTTTTTTATGTCTATAGCCAATTCGTTTTTTAGTAATATTCGCATTTAAGATAAATACATACAGAACTAAAATCTTTAACGACAGACTTAATTTATTAGGACTGACATTAAAACGAACGTTGAGGAACGAAAATGGCTGTAACAATTAATGCAAAAGGGACTAGTGTTCCCTACTTTAAAATTGGTAAACAAGGAACGACCTTCTATCAAGGAGACTCAGACCCGAGTAATACATATACAATAAACACAAATGACATTTGGTTTGATACATCAAATGGCACAGTAAAGTTTAGGGTCTCAAATGCTTGGTCTGGAATTACAACAGCCTCAGATTTAACTGTAACTGGCGACTTAACAGTTCAAGGTACTACAACAACAGTAAACTCAACAGAGATACAAGTTCAAAACACTCTAAAGTTTGAAGGTTCTACTTCAAATGATTTCGAAACAACTTTAACAGTTGCCGACCCAACCGCAGACAGAACAGTCACAATACAAAATGCAACACATACTTTAGTTGGTAGAGATACAACAGATACATTAACTAATAAATCAATTGATTTAGATTCTAATACAATTTCAGGCTCACTTGCAGAATTTAATACTGCCATGCAAGGTGATAGTTTTGTTTCTTTAACAGGAACAGAAACACTTACAAATAAAACCTTAACTAGTCCTGTATTAAATGGAACACAGATGACTACTACTGGTGCTATTGTGATACCAACAGGTACAACAGCACAAAGACCAGGCACAGCAGTTGTTGGCATGTTGCGTTTTAATACTGATGTAGATTATTTTGAAGGATATAATGGTGCATCTTGGGTTAGACTTGGACACACATTAGCAACTGGTGATTCACATAACTTTGGTGCTATTTCAGAAACTTCAGATGTGGCTAGCATTAATTATGGTGCTATTACAGATACAGATACAGACAATTACACATACGATAGAGGTTTAATAACTGATTCCGATATAGTATCATAGTGGCTTTTCATCCACTAAACACTAAAAGCCCTTGTCAAAGTATTTGTAAATACAACAAATACAACTTCTGTATCGGATGCAAACGTCATATGACTGAGATTTTTGATTGGCTTGATTATACTGACGATATGAAAGATGCTATTCTAAGAGATTTAAAAACCAGAAATATAAACTCAGAAAAAGGTTGACAAACAGTCAATTTTTGTGGTATAATAATTATATCACACATGAGAAGAAATCAAATGATAATAGGTATTACTGGTTTAATAGGCTCAGGCAAAGGTACAGTTGCCGATATTCTAGTTGAAGAACACAATTACATTAAGTTAAGTTTTGCAGACAAACTCAAAGACGGAGTTGCAACTGTATTTGGTTGGGAACGTTCTATGCTTGAAGGTGACTCAGTAGAGAGCAGAGAATGGCGTGAAACTGTTGACGAGTTTTGGACTAATGAAACAGGTAGAGAAATAACACCTAGACTTGTATTACAAGAGTTCGGTACAGACTGTATGAGAAATGGTTTCTATGACGGAGTATGGGTCAGTCTTGTTAAACAAGAAATACTTAATCATGCTCAAACAAAATACATCATTCCTGATGTACGATTCAAAAATGAAATAAAAGTTATCAAAGAACTTGGTGGTGAAATTTGGAATATCAGACGAGGTGAACTACCAGAATGGTGGGGAACTGCGATACTCGATAATCAAACTAATTCTACACTTATGAAAGATAATCATCCTGAAGTTCATCAAAGCGAATGGAAATGGATTAGTACTAATGATACCTTTGATAAAATACTTTATAATGATGATAGCATCAAGGCTTTATATAGTAAAGTTTCGGCTGAGTTGTCTACGTAGTTAACCCCTAAAACAGTGTTTTTTCGTGATTTTGACTAAATACATGTAACGAAATATATTTAAATTAGTAACAAAATTAAACAAGGAGAAATACTATGGCTACATTAGTATCACCAGGGGTTGCAGTAACAGTCAGTGACGAATCACAATACGCCGCGGCTACTCAAGGTACATTACCATTATTAGTTATTGCTACGGCAAGTAACAAGTCAGATGCGTCTGGCAGTGCAACTGCTTCTGGAACAATTCCAGCGAATGCAGGTGTTGCCTATCTCGTATCATCACAGAGAGAGTTAGTCGAAACATTCGGCGAACCAAAATTTTATGAAGTTGGCGGTTCAGTTGTCCAGGGTTCTGAGACAAGTGAATATGGACTACTAGCGGCATATCAATATCTAGGAGTTTCAAATAACGCTTACGTTATTCGTGCAGATGTTGACTTGTCAGAACTAGAAGCATCTTCAACAGAACCAGCAGGCGTTATCACAAACGGTACATACTGGCATGATACTTCGAAATCAAAATTCGGATTATTCACATGGTCAGGAACAGCGTGGGTGGCAAATGCACTTTCAGTTCTAGAGGACACTCCAGGAACAGGAAACGTAGAGGCAATCTCAGGCGGTTTTGCGGCACCTTCAAACACACACGGCTCAACAGGAGACTTCGCAGTTGTAACATCTACTGCTAAAGTTTCATATTATGAAAAAGTTGCAAGTGCATGGATATTATGCGGTGACACAGGTTCATCAGATTTCCAATTTTCACAATTTGCTCCAACTACACAAAAAGGTGGTGGTGCCCTAGCGGCAGGCGATGCTTATGTTCGTCTAGCAACTGCAGGTAGTGGTTTAGATGTATCTTTATCATCTTACAACTCTACTTCAGGCTTATTCACAAACGTTGAAGCACCAATTTCTACAACAGATGATTTAGCACAGGCAGCCAACAATGACCTAGGCGATGTTTATACTAGATATAACACAGCGGCTAACGGTTTTGGTTTCTGGGAACTAAGACGCCACACAGGTGCAACTACTACAGTTATTACCTCAGGTGCAGTTCCAAGTACATCAAGTATTACTGCTGATTTCACAGTTGAGGGTACACAGTTTACTCCTTCAGGTATCACTTTAGATGCATTAATTACATCTTTACAAGCAAGTGCGGCCTTGAATACAGCAAACGTTAGTATCGAAAAAATTGGTACAAACAAAATTCGTTTCACTAAGACAGACGGTTTAGAATTAAACATCGTTTTCGCTTCAGGTAAAGCGGCAGTTGGTTTCACAGATGACGATAACGTTGTATCAGTTTGGGAAGCATTATCTTACCAAGCAAGTGAAACACAAATTACAGGTACAATCGCAGAAGGAACATATTGGTTCAATGCAAGTTTAAACATTGAAGTAATGAAGAATGTTAACAACGGCGGTAACAT